ATGAAGCAAATCAAGTTACTTCTGGAATACGACATAGTTTAGCACTTTGGTTTGAGGGTCCAAAATGGCGGTAAACTCTTTTATTAATATTATAATATTAATGTCTTAAAAATAATATTATAATATGTTTTCAAACAATCCAAACAAATCCAAACAAATCACCTTCTCTTAAGTGTTCGGCTTTTACCCACCTTTGTCTTAGTAAATTTATATTTTATAGTTTTTTTAAAACCCTCTTTTGGAATATATCTAAAAAAGTTCATATTATAAAGTCTGGATTTGCGCGAAAGTTCATTGCTTTTAACTTTATCGTATATTTTCACCTTTTCTTCGCGTATATCTTCTAATGTTTGTTGTTTGCCATAGCATGTTACACTAAATCGTTTTAGCAGCCCTCTTTGCTCCAGACGATTTTTGATTTGAACTTTAAATAAATATTCAGAAAGACATAATAGTCGGTTTTCATCATAATAAGGTCTATTTGCATAAATAAAAATTAAATAAAAACTCAAAATGGTGTCAATAGAGGCAACTTTTATTTTACGCCCTTGTAGTGTAATAACATTATAACTATGACAAGCAACCGTTTTGTAAATAAACGCAATAGCATCATTATTAACAATTATTTCACAATGGTCGTCTACATATTCACCAATAGGCTTCTTTTTTCTAATAACAACATTTTTAAAGCCTTCATAATTAAGTTGTTCTTTTAATATTAACGCACTTGACATAGGGTTTTCGCTCAACATGTCAAAATCAGGAATCGTATTGACTTGTGCTCGTTCTTTTTTGGGCATATATTGACTATAAAGTGACGCGGCATAACCACCAAAAAACACTAATCCTTGATTTATGAACGATGTTTTACATATTTCATAAAGTTTGTCTCGGTCGATGTCTGTACCATCATAGTCTCTCTGAAATTCTATAGATTTACAAAGCTCTCCTTTTAAAGGATAATTTTTGTTTAATAAAGTAATGCGTTTTAATATTTTTTCCCACCGTGATACATCTCCCATTGGTCGTGATAATTCAACATACATAGCCATACGCAAATAGTTAGGTGGGCAATAATTTATAGCATTTATTTTAATAGATTTTTTGAATAAATTTTTAAATATGTTTTTCTCTAAATAGGTTATGTCAGCAATAGGAATAAAATTAACAAACACTTTATATGTTCCCGCATGAACCGATGATTTTGCCTCTACTTCCTCATAACCAGCCTTATAATATATATTTGTTAGCTTTGTCGCATATTCCATTGCTAACGGCGTAAAAAAATCATAGTCAGGTATTTCAATATCTTTGTTATAAAATCGGTCTTGTTCCGGTAATATATTATTTACAGCTGTTCCACCATAACATAAGGTATTATGTGTTCTTAAAAATTCTTCTAATATTTCTATTATTGTTTTTATAGTATCAGATTGCACTAATTTTTTCCCTACCTCATAAGTAGCACTATCAATAGCATTTCGTAATATTTTTAATTCTTTTTCTTCAAAAGATTTCATAATAAATTATATAATATAATGTGTTATTATAATATTTTTCCATAAAATAGAAAATAGAAAATAGAAAATGATAGTTATTATTGTTCTCATTTTATCTTCCTGATAAAACACCCTGTAATGTACTAGCAAGATCTGGTAGTGGTTTATGACTTGTAAAAGGAATAATAGCAAAACCACTTGGAACATTGGCAATTAAATGATTAGGTTTTAAAATCCATGAATAGTTTCCTTTATTTGTAAATTGTGCTATATAGCTTTCTAAATTCGCGTCTTTAGTTTGATATTTCATAGCTATAGCATTACATCCGTAACCATAAGATGACGCAAACTCATTATTATTTACAGAATTATTCAAATTAGGCAATACAATAACAAAATTTCTCTTTGTTTCATCTATAAACTGGCTAGTTTTACCCGCAATTTCAGTATATCTATAGGTTTTACAATATGTACTTTTTCCCTTTAAATTAATATAAGTTTTCAATTTTGCCAATACATTATTAGTTTCTATTATATTATTTGATGGATAAAAATCACATATAACAATAACTGTTTTGTATAAATCTTTCATTTGGACGTTTAATATTGATCCGGTTGTATAATTATGTTGTTTCATTATGCGAAAAGTGGTACTATCTGAAGTAGCTAGATCTAAGTATTGTTCAAATAGAGCACCCATTTTTTCTAACATAGTCAAATTTGTGCTCATAACTCTAAAATTTAAAATCAAAGGATCGCGATTACAATTTGTATGAATAGCGTCAAAAGCTCGCGTTGTAACACTACTTAATACATCACCTAAATCTAAAGAGTTATATGTTTCTTTTATAAAGTTGCTATTTGCGGTGGAGGAAGCTACTATTGGTTTATTATTATATGAATAAATTTCAAAATCTAAAAATCGACATCCATTAGAAATCGTTTTTTCTAAAGCACATAAATTAACAAAATTATTTTTATAGCCATCACCGCAACAACAATTATAAGCACTTTTAACATAATAATTTTTAAATATAGAATTAGATACATCAAATTTAGTTGTAGTTAGATCCGTTGCGCTACTTGCTACAACAGTATTAGCACTTGTAAAATAAGATTGTCCAATATTAGACCTATAATATTTCTCTAATTTATCACATGTTCGTTGTTCTAATGCTAATCTATCATATATCCAACCAAATAATATTAACAATATTAAAATTACAATACTCATTGTCATATACAAATATATTGATGGAGTTCTATTTTTAGGGTCACCACCAAAATAATCATTATAAAACTTTTTACTCATTTCATAAAAACTAGTATTTTTATCTTTATTATTTGTATCGCCCATATTTATATATTACCCATATTTATATATTAAAACATTTAATTTTAACTAAAATACTTTAGTAGTTTATTAATTAACTATTTTAACTAATTAACAAATTAAAAAAATTAACAAATTAAAAAAATTAACAAATTACTTTAATATTAGTATAAAATTATTATAGTATATAAATTATTAGACTATGGCGGGTGGACTATTAAACTTAATAGCTATTGGCGATCAAAATGTTATGTTGACAGGTAATCCTACTAAAAGTTTCTTTAAATCCACATATTCAAAATATACTAATTTTGGGTTACAAAAATTTAGGATAGACCAAGTCGGACAAAAAGAATTGGAGGTTTCAAAATCTACAACTGTCAGTTTTAAAATAGAACGTTATGGTGACTTATTGATGGATACTTATTTAGTACTAAAATTACCAGCAATATGGAGTCCAGTATACTATTATAATAAATATAGTGATATTAGTGCTGTTTATAGACCATACGAATTTAAATGGATTAAGCATATTGGATGTCAAATAATGGAAGAAGTTAAAATAATGATTGATGGAATAACTATTCAAAAATTTAGCGGTACTTATTTGCAAAATGTTGTTGAACGCGATTTTGATTCTCATAAAAAAGAGTTATTTGATATTATGACAGGAAATATTAGCGAACTAAATGACCCAGCTAATTTCAATAACCGAAACAACAATTATCCTAATGCATTTAATATAAATGGAACAAATACTGATATAAGCGGTATTGAACCATCTATAAGAGAATATAATTTATATATACCAATTAACAGCTGGTTCACAATGTCGTCTTTTATGTCGTTTCCATTAATATGCTTACAATACAGCAATTTGGTTATTGATTTTAAATTGCGACCATTAAAAGAATTATATACTATTAAAGACGTATTATACGATATGAGTGTAAATACTTACAAAATAACTAACTATAATAATATTCCTCAAATACATCCACTTCAAACAACAACAGAATATCAATTTAATCGATTTATTAATCCACCGCCAGTGACAACACTATCTGGAGACATTTATATTAATTTGACAAGTAGAATAAATAGTAATATACATTTGCTATGTACTCAATGTTTTCTTGATAATGCCGAACGAGAAATGTTTGCTAAAAATAGTCAGAATTATTTAATTAAAGAAATAAAAGAATATAGTTTTAAAGAAGTTATTAAGACTAATAAAATTAAATTAGAATCAAACGGATTAATTAGTAGTTGGATGTGGTATTTTCAAAGAAGTGATGTTAAGGAACGCAATGAATGGTCTAATTATACTAATTGGCCTTATGAAAATAGTATTCCAAATGATTTGAAGAAAGTTACAACACCACACTTATCCTATGTATATTATAGTCCTCATTTTACTTATAGTGGTGATATTTCCAAAAATATTTATTATACTGGATACAATCCGTCTATTTACGAACAAACCAATGTATGTGAAATTATGAAAAATTTTGGTATAATATGTGATGGCAAATATAGAGAACAAACATTTGATAGCAGCGTATTTAGCAGAATAGAAAAATATAATAAGTCAAATGGATCCAATTCGAAAGTTGGTTTATATTATTACAATTTTGCTTTAACAACAGACCCTTATAAATTACAACCAAATGGTGCATTTAATACAAATAAATTTAAAACGATTGAATTTGAATATAATAATTTTGCTAATCCACCAATAGACAGCAGTAATGTGGAGTTCACAACTATTTGTGACCCAGCAACAGGCGCAATAATAGCAACATCAAAAGACCCTACAAACATCTATAAATATTATTATAATTTGTATATAATGGAAGAAAAATACAATTTATTAATTTTTCAAAATGGTTTTGGTGGGCTCTTATATAATAGCTAAATCTATGTATTATATATAGCTTATACTATCTTGTATAACTATAGCTTATACTATCTTGTATAACTATAGCTTATACTAATTTGATTTTTGGAACTTTTCGTGTTCCATTATTTTTCGCTTTAAGTGCTAATTTTAGTGCTTTTGAATTTGATGAACAACCACGTTCCAATATTTTATAATCTATTGCTGATGCTTTGCCTCCACTAATAGCACTTGCTAAACGCGCATAGCCCCAACTATGTGCGCTTTGATTCGGGCGCGAACCCGAAGAATAATATGCGCCGCGACCTTTTTTAACAATTTGTAATAAGGCATTTTTAGAACAACCCGTTGCATTTACTAACTCAGAATTTATTGCTATATTTTTTAGTTTATACAACTTTTGCGCTTTTGCTATATGAGCCGATTTTTTGGATTTATATGAGTCAACGTTTTTTCGTGTTAAATAGCGCTTCTTTTTATATGCGTTTCGCGAGGCTTTTAATTGTTTAATTTGTAGTTTTTTATCTTTCAAACTAAGACGACGAGGTAAGTATTTAATAGGTATATTTATCATTTTTAATTACTATTATACTATAATACTATAATACTATAATATTTATTATATATAAAAATATTATAATATGAATAAAAGTATGAAAGAAAAAATCATAAAATTTGAAAAAGGACCGCATGGAAAGAAATATACAGCCTTTATTCAAAATAAGACAACCCAAAAAATACGCAAAATACATTTTGGAGCGTCAGATTATCAACAATATAAAGATAGAACTCCGCTTAAATATTATTCACATAAAAATCATAATGATAGAAAACGAATGCGCAATTATTTTAATAGACATTCTGGAACCAAAAAAAGAGGCGAAGCAATTAGTTTAGAAAAAAGAAAATCACAAGGCTATTATAATGCTAAAATATTGAGCCATGTATATTTATGGTGAAATTATTGTTATGATTAGTAAGTTATTAATTATTGATCCTCATTAGCTTTTTTTTGGTGGTGTTGGGGTAATAAAATAAATTATGACTCATATTATATACTTATTTCTTAAACTTTATTCTTGGGTCATTAGGCATTTATTATATAAATAGTATATAATAAATAAAAAATTTGTTTTTAAAATTTAGAACAGAGAGATTGCGTTTTAATAAGTTAAAAATTCTACAGTAACTGTTCCATTATTAATTCTATCACTATTTATTGTCATATAAATATTAAAGAGGTCCAGAAAAGAACCTCCAGGGGCAACAAATCGGGTTGCTCCAATAACACTTGGTTCAGTATAGCTAGCATTTGTATTAGAAAAAGTACTAACAATTCTTACTATTGTATTACTATCTGAAAGTCTGCTTCCTAGAGCTATATCTAATTTATTTGGATCAGGTGGGGGGTCTGGATTAGTAACTAAGTACGGAATTGTTGTAGCAGATTTTAATACAGTTTGAGTAGTTCCGTTAATAGCATATATTGTATAAGTTATATCAGTTCCCAAATAAATATCACTAGCTTGTAATTTTCTATTATAAATTATTATTCTTCCATAAAAACCTGTACCTAGTGGTGCTGCTACATTAAATGTTAATGTTCCATTTACTAAATTATTAACATTGGGAAGTATATTAAAATTATAATATTTATAAGGACTAATACTATTAATTACAAAATTATTAATAGTTCCACCAGTAATACTATAATTATTAATATCTGCTACTGAAGAAGCGGTTCTTATATTCATTGCTATTTGATTACTTGCATCTCTTAGTCTTAACTCTCCGCTAATAGTTCTAGTATTGGACGAACTATTAGTTATTGGTATAAAAGGCACATAAATTGTAGAACCTCCTAATGTAACATAATTATAACTATAATCAATAGTAGAACCCCCATTATTAGTTATTGTAAAAGTTCCAAAAAATCCTGTTCTATACAATTCAAAGCTTAGACCAAGTGTTCCATTTACTAACTGTGAAGTTAATGAAATTATATTGTAATTATAATATATTTCACTATTATCAAATAGTCTTGTGCTAGCTAATATATTATTACTAATACCAATAATATTAGCAACTAAGGCGTTAGTACTTATATCATATCCTATTTGTGGTTTTATAAACAAATTTAATGGAGTGTTTTGATTAGCAAGTCTAGAATTAGAGTTAATAAGTATATTACTAAAATCCGAACCGCTTAGTGTTTTTAATCCACTAGTAACATTAGAACTACTTATACTAATATAATTGTAACTATAATCTAAGTTTACACTAGAAGTCTTATTTCCTACTCTAAAAGTTCCAAAAAACCCTGTTTTATACAATTCAAAACTTAGTCCAATAGTTCCACCAAATAAATAGGAACTTAATGGTATTATATTGTAATTGTAGTTAATAATATTAGAAATGTTAAATAGCCTTGGACTTGTTAATATATTATTACTAATACCAACAATAGCACTTGGCAATGCATTCACACTTATATCATAACCGTCTGCTATTACTAAGGACAAATTTAATGGTGTGTCAGCATATGCTAGTCTATTTATACTGTTAATAGTATTAATAATTAAATTCCCACCGTTTAGCCTTACCCCAGTATTTTCAAAATAATAAGCCTTAGCTTCAATATTTGAACATTTTACCAAAATTACTTGGGTTCCTGAACTATTTGTAGATACCCATTGTCCAATCGTCTTAAAACTCGGTTCTTGAACAGGTATAGTAAATGTCAAAGTAAATAGCCCATTATTATCGAGTCTTGTATAATAAAAAATTTGAGCATTAGTTGTAGTTACATATAAATTAGAACCTAATTCATTAAAACTAACAGATGTTCCAAAACCTGAACCATTTGTTCCATTTAGTGTTTGAAATTCCGTCCAAGCATTAGTTATAGTGTTTCTTTTATATATTTTAACATAAGGAGTAGTTGCATTTGGTGCACCTGCACAAGCCCATTCTCCTGAACCACAGTTCATATCAATAGAAGTTCCAAAATTATTGTTAACAGCTGTTCCATAAAAAACACTTCCTGATTGAATCCATGTTGAACCATCAAAATGATACATAACAATAAATCCAGTACCACTATTGTAGTTCCGTGCGCTTGTTATTAAATAATTTGCATTATTATCTGATGCAAAACCGTTTCTAGTATAAGTAGTTGTATCATCAGTAACATTACAAGTAATAGCTCCTCCAATTTGAGTTAAAGACAAATTAGTGTGTGAAAAGGCATAAATTTTATTAAAAAGATAACTTCCTACAAAAACTCGTTGTCCATTTCCACTAATATGCGCAGACATAATAAAGGAACCTGAACTACCGAGAAATGGATAATTTATTATAGCAGGATTATTCGGAGATGTTGTTGACCATATTCTACCTCCGTATGCAATAGAGTCGCTTACATAACCACCGGATACTATATACTGTCCAGCATTATCAATAGCCACAACTTGACCTAAATTTAAAGCAGTGCTTGGAGATGTTAATAAAATTAGTTCATTATTTGTAGTTGTTCCGGTCCAATAATAAACTCTATTACCTGATAGAGCACCAATTGCAGCTTTAAATGTGCCATTGTTATTAATATTTGTAGTTTTAGCAAATTTAGTACTATTTTGTCCAAAGGTATTAACTGAGTTAGATGGAGGACTATTTTGTATTATTAAGTCAAATCTAGATGTATTATTAGTATATATGGATCCGCCTATACTAATATAGTTATAATTGTATTCAATTATTGTATTGGCGGTATTGTTTCCTAATGCAAAAGTTCCAAAAAATCCCGTTTTATACATTTCAAAGCTTAGTCCAATTATTCCATTTACTAAATACGAACTTAATGGAATTATATTGTAATTGTAGTTAATATTATTAGAAGTGTTAAATGTTCTAGTAGCAGTTAATATATTATTACTAATACCAACAATACTACTAGACAATGCATTAGCACTTATATCATAACCATTGTATATTACTAAAGATAAATTTAATGGAGTGTTTTGATTAGCAAGTCTAGAATTAGAGTTAATAAGTATATTACTAAAATCTGAGCCACTTAGAGTTTGTATAATGCTTGTAATTATATTAACAATTGATCCACTTATATTAATATAGTTATAACTATAATCAAACATTACTCCAGCTGTCTTGTTTACTATTCTAAAAGTTCCAAAAAAACCCTTATATAAAGGATTATAATCAATAGTAATGGGAATATTTTCAATATTATCAAAATTGCTAATATCGACAGTTATTCTATGTTTGCTATCATTATCAATAAATTCACTGCTAATGCTAGTAACTAGACTATTATTTAATTGTATATTTACATAGCTATAATTAACCAAACTTTCATTGACAAATGAATTATAATCAAGTTTTGTATTTAAAAATAACTTACTACTGCGATCAGCTAGTCTAGCAAATTTAGATATAATATAATTTGTAGAGCCATCTATTGAATTAACCGAAACATAATTAGGAACATATTCTTGCCCTTGAGAAAGAGAACCAGGATTCCAAGAAACTCTAAAACTTATATCATAAATAGATTTATTAAATAATGTTATTGTTCCACAATAACCCGTGCCAAAAATAAAATTGTCAAGTATGTTATATATATCATTTAAATTATTGGAAAATATATTTCCACTTATACATACATCTCCTAAAACATGCAAACTATAAGCACTACTTGGGTCTAAACCAATACCCATTTTATTATTTACTCTTATATGGTTGTTATTGCGAGCTTGTATTACAATATTAGAACAGCTATCAATAATCATAGAGCGGTTGGGTGACAAATTTTCTAAATATGTTACTGGAATTTTATATATAAATGGCTGATTAGTAGTTGATGAGTAACTATTTAAAAGCCCATCCATTTCAGGTATATCAATAAATTGTGATGATTCCATTTTAATATAGCAAAATATAATTTTTGCTCATATTAAAACATAATACACTATTATACACTATTATATACTATTATATACTATTATCTAAGCCTTAAATAATTAGAAGCATCAACATAAATCTCTCCACTTATTAATGACAAAATGTTGGTAGAATCAATAATATTATTAGGAAATGTTAACCTACTTATATCACTTATAATAAGTCGTGGCGTTCTAATATATGATTTTTCACTTGTACCAACATTGCTTAAATCAATAGCATATACCGGTGTTAATGTATTTATACCAATTCTATTATTAGATGTATCTATACATATACATTGTGACATACTCCCTCGATCAATATCAGTTAAAACACTTGAAAAAGTTCCTACAAGTGTATTAATAGAATCTTCTGGCATTTTATATTAGTTAATATAAATAGCTTTTATATATATATTTTTCTTATTACTAAAATGCTTTTTCAATATTACTAATTCTATTTTCCAAAATACTTATTTTATTTATTAATTCTTGTATTTGAATATTTTGATTGTTTATTATATTTATTAAATCGGGATTGCTTGTTCCATTTGTGTTACTTGTATTACTTGTATTACTTGTACCATTGTTGCTTTGACTATTAAAATTTAATACATTTTTTATATTTTCAACATTAGTGTCTAATTCTTTTAATGCTGCTAAACAATATATAAAAATAGAGTTATAATTTATGCTATAAGGAGTTTGTTCGTTACCTCTAATTACGCTAAATTTAAGTTCGTCTATTTTTTCAACTTCTTGAGCTATTAAACCTGCTTCTACTATATAAGGTTGTTCTACTTGACCACGATAATCTAATGCCATAAAATTGGCTGTTTTTTGATAAATTTGAGGATTTAATTTTCTTATTATTAATAAAGCATTAATAATAGCTTCCTCATTTTGTTTTAATCTATCGTCCGAACGAAGATTTATAAAACCAGATAGAACACCTCCAGTTGTTATAGCGTCTCCTGTTATTGCTGTTGTTGCTGTTCCTTTAATATTTAAAGAACCATCTATCCATACATTTCCATTTATAGAAATATCACGTCCGCTTATAGAAATATCGCTTCCGCTTATGTTTCTAACAAATAAAGTTGTTGTTTTTATTGAATTTAAAGAACTATCAATTACTAAATTTCCATTAATGCTTATGTCGTTAGTCCCTATTTTTGTAATAGATCTTACAAAAAAATTACTCATACAAGTCAAAGTAGTTATAGAACAATCGCTTATAGTACACTTAGGAAAATTTCCACTAGCACAAATTATATTTTGGAAGTTTACTAAACCAGAAAAGTTAGTTGAAGTATCACTTATTTTAGTATTTGTTCCTACACTAATAGAGTTAGTACTAATTCCAGAACTATCAATTATATTTGAACCATTGATTAATGAACCGTTAATATTTATTGTACCGCTTACATCTATTTCATATAGTGGTATTGAATTTTTTACTCCAATTCTACTATTTCTTGTATCAATACAAACAACATTACTGTCGGTTGGACTTATAACATTATCTACTATAGCACTAACACTGGTTATTATCTTATTTTGTGCCATATTAATTATATTAAATAAATATAATTAATATAATAAAAAAACTTATAAAAAACTTGTATATAAAAAACTTGTATATAAAAAACTTGTATATAAAAAACTAAAATCCAAATCGTTGTTCTAATGTTTTGTTTGTTTTATTTGAATAAATAGGATGTTGCATGGGTTTGTGCATTGAGCTAGCATCTTCTTTATATTTCAAATATGAAACAGCTTCATTATATACACTTGCTATACAATAATTTAGAACATGACTATTTAACTCTTCTATTTGTTTCGGTATATTTGTGTCTAAATTTTTTGAATATTGCAAATACATTGATCGCATTACTAAAACAACTTGGTCTTCTGATTGTTTATCTATTAAAATACGTTGATTAGATTTGTCATAAACTCCTTTGCGAATACTATTTTGTATTAACTCTATATTTTTTTTGGAAAAATAGCTATCCGATAACATTGATCTCTCAAAATTACCGGCTAATACATTTTGATAATTAGTATTAGTATTTATAGGAATTCTATCCATCATAGAAAATTGAGTAGCTATATTTGGACCCATTATATTTACTTTACCATTAAATTGGTTCATGTTATTATAAATAATAATATATTTTATTTCTAATATTATTAATATTATTAATAATATTAAAAATATTTGATTAATATAATAATGTTAACAACTTTCAATAAAAGCGTGTTGTTTATTTCTACAATATTATTAATAATAGGATTAATAGTTGTAGCAAATTTTATTATAAAAAATAAATCAACTGAAGTATATCCACCTGTAGTAAGTGATTGTCCCGATTATTGGGATGTTGATTATGATAATCAAGGAAAAAAACACTGTAAAAATAATACATATATAAACGATGGTCGTTCAACGGCAATTTGTCGCTCATATCCACATGCTTTATTTTCGGCAAATGGTTCTTCACCCGATGATATACTTTGCGAAAAGTCTAAATGGGCTAAAGATTGTAATATACATTGGGATGGAATTACAAATAACCCAAGTGCGTGTGTAAATACTTCTATTTAAACTTATTTAAACTTATTTAACGTATTTAAACTTATTTAAACTTATTTAACGTATTTAACGTAGTTAAATTTATATATTATAATATATAGTATATATAAATTTAAACTTAATTATTATATAAATATATTTATATATGAGTTATATTGTTAATGATTTAAATTTTAGTATAGGTGGAACTACCGTAAGTCAACGCTATGTTAAGTCCTTTAAGTCGGGAATTCCATGGGGTATTAATTCATCATATATTTACAAAGAAGATTCTCTAAGAGAACAATTTACTAGTACTAACACTACTAATCAACATTTAGTTATTGAAAACAAGACCGTAGATGGAAACATTATTTTTAAAACACAAGGAACAGGAAGAATTATTATAAATGATTTAGGTGTTGATTCAATTAATGGAGTGCCTTATAGTGGAATTGGAAGTGGTGGTGTTAGTTTAACATTAAATAGTGTAAATAGTAGTCATATTCAAAATGGTTCTATATTGGGAATTGATATTTGTGATAGAACAATAACAACAAGTAAAATTGCTGATAATACAATAACTTCTGAACAATTACAAGGTAATTGTGTTACTGAAACAAAAATATTCGATGGAGCAGTCACACAATCAAAGTTGAGTACAGCATTATTAAATAGAATTGCTGAACTTGAAAAATTACAAGGACTTATAAGTATTAGAAATTCTACATCATTCAATCAAGGCTTTTCTTACACTTTAAGTTATAAACACCCTAGTACTGATGTTCTTACTCAATTTGCTTCATATAATAATTTAAATTATACATTGACAGCATCGCATTTTTTTAAACTACCAAGTTTAACACATTTAGTTGTATTATCCGTTAGTACTGCTGGCGATGTTGGTGTAGAAACAGCAACACTATTGTATGGAGGAGAAATTATTCTTAGTGATGGAAATATACTAGAGTTTGAAATAACTGATGTTAATGTAGTAATACAAGTTGCGGTTTCTATTTAATTAGTAAAAAATCTCTCCATTCTAACATTTACAAACTTCATAAATTAAGAACACAAGCTAAAACTATAGTCTACTATAGTTAATTATTTCCTTTAAATATGCCCTTTTTAAGGGTTTATTTAAAGGTTGACCCAGTTACCTGATCAATCCTAGAAATCGAGTTAATTAAAACTTATAATAAATTTTAGTAACCAATATAACAAAAGAAAATAACTTTCTTTTTCCTAAATAATTGTATTTTATTTTATTTTATTTTATTTTATTTTATTTTATTTTATTTAATAAAATACATTTTATTTTACTAGTTTTTATATTAATTAAATATAGAAACTAGTTGGTTGTTATGTCAATAACAAATAAATTAGTAGCAAATATAAAACAAACACAAGTTGATATAGGTAAATTTTTAAACACAAATAATGTTATATGTATTGATACGTGTAATAATCGTATTGGTATAAATACTAAAACTCCACGCTATTCTATTGATATATGTGGCATAGATGGTAAAATTTTTGTAAATAATTTAGACACAAGTTTTATTAATTTTAAAACTATAAGTGGGACTACTATAAATTGTATTGATGGCAGCTTTACACGCAATTTAGACACAAGTTTTATTAATTTTAAAACTATTAGTGGCTCATCAATAAGAGCAACAACTATTAGTGGGACTACTATAAATTGTCTTGATGGTAGCTTTACACGCAATTTAGACACAAGTTTTATTAATTTTAAAACTATTAGTGGCTCAACAATAAGAGCAACAACTATTAGCGCAAATACTATTAATGCTATTATTATTAATACAACTAATTTAAATGCTATTAATTATAATATTGAAAGAGGTATTTTTACTGAATCTATTAGAACTATTAGCGGTGATTTTAGTAATATTAGTGTTATAAGAAATACTAGAACTAATATTAGTGGTGGAACTATAGATTGTAGTAATTTAAATGCTGACTTTATAGTAAGTAAGAATATACAGTGTCTACAAACACTTTCCGCAGGAACTGTAAGCACAAATGATTTAGTGTCAGTTTCAGGAATACCATTTTTTACACTTTCTAATGGGCTATTCTATTTAAATACTAGATTAGGAAATGGTAACAAAGATGATATAAAAACTTTGATAGGTCAAGAATTAGGAGATAACATTACAACAACCACCCTAATAGCTAGTAAAGGTTATATTAGTGATTGTTGTATAAATAATTTAAAAGTGACAAATATTGATATTAGCGGACGTTTAACATTACCACAACAAACTTCGGGACTTCCATATAGTGTTTCTTATGGAAGTTTAGCAATTAAGAGATTTGAAAACAGTTCAATAAATAGTTTAACGCTATATAATAGTAATTCAAAATGGTCTAATATTTTTACTTCAACCCATTATGCTACACTTGACTTATGTGGCAATTCTAATAACAATATAGTAAATTATATAATAACCACGAACAGCGTTAATTTACCTACTTATAGATATGTTCCAATAAAATTTAAAACGATTAATTCTAGTCCAGCAAAAACAGAGTTATTTAATATTAACACTAATAATAACTATATAGAAATAAGTAACACTAATTTTAATTCAGGAATTTACGAAATTAATGCTAGTATTACGTTAAGTTATAATAATACTATAAGTGGCGATGTTGAACCAAATGATTTTACATTTGGATTATATGATAAGGCGATTTTAGATAATACTAATATTCTTACTAATATTAATAGTTCTCTTAGTACTATTATTTTTGAGACTTCTTATAACTACGTAAAAAATAGAAATCTTATATTGGCATTTGATAATAGTTATAACTATTCAAGTGTATCATTAAATTATATTGGACCTTTATATAACTACATACGCCCAAATAATCCTATTAATTATAAAAGAGGTTTATGTTATTTGGTAAATTCACAAAAAGATATTTCCAATTTTAATGTAGAATATTTTAGTTCAACTATTAAACTCCTAAATTATGACACATAAGCATAATTATTTTTTTTTATTACTTTATAATTATTTTATTTATAAAGTAATTATAAAATTAATTATTTATTAATGACGTCTTGAACGTCTTGACCGTCTAGACTTTCTATGTCTTCTGGATCTTCTGGATCTTCTTGACTTTCTACGTCTTCTAGATCTTCTTCCTCCTGAAGGAGCTTTTGGTTCTTCCGCTGGCTTTTCCGCTGGCTTTTCCTCTGGAGTTGCTGGAATCGCTGGAGTTGCTGACTGTTCCTCTAGCGATGCTAGTTGCCGTGCAACATCCTCCTCCGCTGCTTCCAATGTCTTATCGAATTCCGGATCATCTGTCCTTGTTCCTGGTGCTCCTGGTGCTCCTGGTGCTCCTGGTGCTCCTGGTGCTCCTGATGCTCCTGATTCTCCTGATGCTCCTGGTGCTCCTGGTGCTCCTGGTGCTCCTGATTCTCCTGCCTCTGCATCTCGTGCATCTCGTAGATTTGTTCTAGCTGCTTCTATTTCAGCCGAATCTTGAGGCTGCTTATTCACTGCATCAGTAAGTGCTTGGGACCCTGATGCTCCTCTCTTTCTTCTAGTCGTTTTCTTAGAACGTTTTGCCATTCTTATTCTTATTATAATAATATAAGAAAAAAAAATTGTAAAATATAATAATCTCTAAATAGTCCCTAATTAAACAAATAAATAAATTACATAGTTTATTTTGATTTTTTTGATTGTGCTTCAACTTTATCAGTTTTATTAGGCAATTTTAAAAAGTCATTATACGCAATTTTCAATTCTTCAAGTTCTGTTAGCCACATTTCTTCTAACGTTTGTGCCTTAATAGTTTGTAACTCAGTTTTCTTTTGTTCATGTTCTTTCATTAATTTTTCAACATTTTCCTTGCTTACCGAATCCATCGGCATTTTGATTAAATAATTAAAGTCGCCATTTTCTCCTAAATCAAATTTGAAATTTGTTAAGATTGTAACAATCTCTTCCTTAGACTTTTTCCGCAAGTCAATAGTATCATCTAAATTATATTGAATAAAACGCGCTTTTGATGTTAATGTTTTAAGTTCTTTGTCAAGTTTTACAATAATGTATGCTTTACGCTGTGCATAATAGTCATATCTAATAGCATAATAAGCATCAATAATATCATAAACAGTTTGATATTTACGTAATTGCTCTTTTTCATTAAATAAATGCATGTTTGTATTAGATTGAATGCTATAAAGTTTCAAATATTTTTCAATACCTTCAATATTATAGTCGTGCTTTTCTAGCAGCAATTTACTCATTAGTCCTGGATAAAATGTAATCTCAAATTCAACATTTAAATCAGTTGACATGTCTTTAAAATCTTTAATTAGCTCCTCTTTGTTACCTGTTTTAGCAGTCCCTGTTCCAGTTCCAGTCCCTGTTCCAGTGTTATTGAGTCGCTGTTCTAAAAATTCCTTATAGTCTTGGGTCCATGTTCCAATAGGAAGCTCAGTAACACGAATTTTATCATTACCAAGTATTTCATAGCACCCTTTAATAACATATTTATTAGCTTGTTCGTCGCATGGATAAATTGTTCCTTTAAATCCTTGATAATATGGTTCAATTAGTAATGTCTTCATATTTGCATTATTAAGTTTGCCTACTAAATAATCAATAATTTGAATAGGATTATAACACATAATATCTGTGCTAAATCCTGTTCCAATGCCCTTTGCGCCATTTACAAGCACCATTGGAATAATTGGAACATAATAAATTGGTTCAACACACACTCCATCATCGTCATTATATTTAAGGACATAATCGTCTAATTCATGAAATAGTTTCCGAGTAATTGGATTTAAGTATGTATAAATATACCTTTCAGATGCCGCATCTCTACCTGCGCCCATTAAGCGTGTCCCAAACTGACCACAAGGCATAAATAAATTAATGTTATTTGAACCAACATAATTTTGCGCCAATCCAATAATGGCACCATTTAAGCTTGCTTCGCCGTGATGATAACATGAATGTTCCGAAACGTAACCGCTAAATTGCGCCACTTTCATTTCAGATGTTAAATTTTTCTTAAAACCAGCAAACAAGATTTTCCGCAAACTGATTTTTAGTCCATCGCAAATATTGGGAATTGAGCGATCATTATCGTATTTTGAAAAGTGTATCATATCATTATTAATAAACTCTTCATATGTCACTTCTTGGTTAGACGTGTTTAAATATAGATTTCGGTCATAATGTGATAGCCAATTTTTGCGATCATCTGCTCGCTTCTTATTAAATACCATATCAATTGTTTGTCTTGACGTTTCAGTGCTCTTAAAATTGACTATTTTCTTCTTCAAAAAGTATTCTTTAAATTCTTTACTAGTGCTTGTTCCCAAACCTTTGTAATATTTAATAGACCACTTAGAACTATCTTGTTGGCCGTTCTCTCTCCAATTCATATATTCGCCATTATTATAAAATTCAAGCGTGACTTTGCCCTTTGTCGCCTTTAAAATGGGAGTATTCATATATCCAATAAAATTGGGAATTTGAATTAGCGACTTCCATTCACTATCAATCATATTTATGCCAAGACCTTTAATATGGCTTCCATCTAAATCTTGATCTGTCATAAATAATAATTTTCCATATCGCAATTTAGTGCTAACATCATTTGCTGAATATTCTTTACCGTGTTCTAAACCAAGAATTTGCTTAATTTCAGTAATTTCTTTATTTTCCGAAATTTTACTAATGTTTTCACCGCGAATATTAAACATTTTGCCTTTCATTGGATAAACACCAATAATATTACGGTCTTCGCGTGACAACCCAGAAATAATACCTGATTTTGCCGAATCTCCTTCACACAAGATTAATATACATTCATTTGACTTAGCTGTTCCGGCATAATTTGCGTCTACAAGTTTTGGAATATTGCGAATAGTTTTACATTTTGTGCCGTCTGTTTTTTTTGCCGCTTTATTTTCTTTTACTTCCGTTAAACTACAAGCCACAGACATAACACCCATTTTTGCCAACTTTTCTATAAACTTTGAGCTTATTTCACACGATGAACCAAAATTGGAAATCGCAGTGTTTAAATAGTCTTTTGTTTGGCTATCAAACGCTGGATTTTCAATGGTGCAATTTACAAATATCATAAGTTGTTCCTTAATTGATGCCGGTTTAACTTCAACGTGCTTCTTTTCTTTAATATAAAGCGTTAATTTTTTTACTAATTGTCCTACAATATATTCCACATGTTTTCCTCCTTTAGAGGTATGAATGCCATTTACAAAACTGACTTGTGTAAATTCTTCATTTGGAGCTAAGCAAACAGTATATTCCCAGCGCTCATTTGCCTTTTCATAAATACGCTGATGTTCGCTTTTACAACCAATATAAAGATTAGCATAACTTTCAAAATCTTTCACATCTGGGTCAAGTTTAAGTGTGTTATACTTGACTTTAACAGATTTATCCGTAACAGCAGCAATATCGAAAATTCGCCGAATTAATAGTGCTTTAAAATCGCTGTCAAAATTGCCTTCTTTTAAACCCAGTCGCTTAAAATCAGGCTTAAAACTAACTGTTGTATAAGGTTTACCTTTACATTTAGTAATTGTTGGTTTTTCAATAATATCTAAATTATTTTTGAATTCTTGAACGTATTTTTGACCTGTTTTAGCGTCTACTGTTTCAATTTTGCCCCACGTCGACCATATTAAAACTAATTTAAATCCGAATCCGTTTTTTCCTCCAACTACTTTTTTTTCAGTTTTATCATAATTAGTAGAAGTTCTCATATGTGCGAAAATTAGTTCTGGAATCCATACACCATATTCAGAATGAATAGAAACGTCAATCCCATTACCATCATTAGTTAATGATATAATACCATCATCACCAATAACGATTGATATATGTGTTACTGGATAATTTACTTCATTTGTATCTTGACTTGTACAAGCAATTAATTGTTCCATTCGCAAGGCATGGTCTCGACAATTAACAATTGCTTCATCAAATAGTTTATATAGTCCTGGAATGAAATTAATATTTTTTTCTACAATTTTCTTATTTACTTCATCGTAAATATACATATTAGACGAAATTTGCTCAATTGACCCAATATATGTATCGGGATTATCTAATACATGCTCTTTATCTGTCTTTTTTTGATATTTTTTATCTACATTTGCTTTAGATGTCATAATGTATTAATAATATTAGTAATAATATTAGTAATAAATAATATTTATATGATTTATCAATTTTATTTATTAAAATTGTACTATATATAGTATTATTTACGAATATATTACATTAATTTTTTTAATACTATATACAAATACTAATAATGTCTAATTGCTTTCCATTAAATAGTAGTTATAGTGAAATTAGTAATAATAAATATATTTTCAATAATAATTATAGTACTAATATTTCATATGGATTATATGATACTTCAAATAATCTAAACTATATTATTAGAAATGTTAGTAACAAATACCCATTAACCTTTTACGATAGTTCTACTAATAGGGATAGTTCAAATATAATAACATTTGAACCCTTAAATAAAAATGATCCAATAATAATTTATGTATCAAAAGGACAAGATTATAGTTTTAATAACAACGATTATTTTAGATTTTACGACACTTCATTTCAACTATTAAATATTAATCATTATAGAAGAGAAAATTATGATAGTTCGCTAACTGACATAGTTAGTAATTTTTACTTTATGAATAATCAGCGCTACAAATTTATTGCCTCAACAGATTTTTGTTCTAATCAGCCTTTTAGAATTTATGGGGGCACATCGCTAAGTTTTTCTGAGGTTAGTTTTAATACTATAGGTCAAAGCTTTATAATCACTATACCAAGTAATGCTAGCAATAATGGCACACAAAGACTCTTTTATAGTGACACAGACAATGACGTTTGTGGTAATCTATTTATATTAAGAGATAGTAGTTATAGTTATTATTATGGTGATATAAGTTTTTCTATTAAAAATTATAGAGAAGTTAGTAGAAATTATATATCAGTAAAATCATATGATTATAGTTATTCAACCGTTTCTGGTTATGGAACAGTTTCTATTAGTAATAATAATTTATTTTATTATTCTGAGTCTTGTAGCTATATTACTAGGGGATTTAGCAGACTTTCATATGAGTTATTAAATAAAATAAGCGCAATTGATTTATCAGTTAATACCAATAATAGTTTTAAGGTAGGATTGAATAAAAATAGACATATAAGCAATTCTACTTTTAATTACGATTTAAGCTATGGACTAACAATTAAAGATTATATTATTATTGATATATCTAAAAATTATCCATTAAGATTACTTAATAATGAAATCAGCAACAACATTTATATAGATGAAACATATCAAATCAACAGATTAGGAATAAGTAGTATTAGCGGTTCAAAATATTATTATGGTTCATTAAAAATAAAAGTTGTTGGTGCTTTTATACAGCCATTAAAAGTTCAATTTGTTTCAATTTCAAATAATAGTATTGATTTTTCTTATGTACTAACTTTTATATATGATAGTTCAACCAATCCATTAACAATTAATCATATTGTATATGATTCTTCAACTAATTCAAGGTCGTATTATGACTTTTCGAATAGCAATTTGCTAATAAGAAATCAAAATAGTGTGCTCTATGATTTAAGTGATTATGAAGTGTCAAATAATAAATTTAAATTAAATTTGAATACAGACTATAGTGAATTGGGTTATAATTCGAGAGATAAATTAAATAATGACTTAACTCAATTTGTTTCAGCAACACCTTCTGTAGAACAAATTAATAACGAATTAAGCAATAATTTCTTAAATATACCATTTTATATTTACTACAATGTTATAGATTATGAAAATAATCCTATTCAAAACATTAGAGCAATCGATCTTAATGGTGGTCCTATTATTGAAATAAGTAATAATTACAATAAATCTAACGCTAGCATTTTTGATATTTCTATTAATACTAATAGAAATAATGTTAGTATATACAATTTTTATGATGACATTAAAGTTTATATATACGACAAAAGCAAAAATAAAATCTTTATTCCATTTGATATAACAATTAGTGGAAGTTATTATTTACAAAATAATAGTTATGCGCTTCCAATTGATAAATCTTATAGCTTTAATAACACATTAACTCAAGGTCAGCTCCGGTATTATTCAACATTTACAAATAATATTGACTTAGCCGCTAGCAATAATATTTTGACTATTAATAACATAGATTTAAGCTCTATTAGTGTTTATAATATTAGCAATAGTTTAGTCGACATTATTAGGTCTACTAATCTTGAAACTAACTATATTCGCTATTATAATAATCTACAAGACATTAGTCTTGTTATATCCAATATAAATTTAATTAATAGCATTCAATTTCGAAAGTCTAATATAACATTTGAATTTCTAAACTCTAGCGCTTATGTAAATAATAGTTTTGATTCTTCTTTTATAGTGTATAAATTTACTTACACAACTAGTACTAGTTCCCTTGCTTCTTCCAGAATTATAGATATTTCGCTGGGTTTAAGTCCTACTAAGTTTTTTTTTAGCGCTAGTGATAGTTCTTTAAATTCTTTTACTGTTTCTGGTAATTTTATTAAACCAAAAATTTTTACACAAGCTAGCACAGATAGTAGCTTAATAGACCTGTCTTATATTGGTAATTATGATTTGGCTATTAATACAAAAAGTTTAAGTGGTGGAGATTATTATAAGGAAACATATGCTGACAAATTTTTTACCAATCCTATAACAATAACAAATATTTCAAAAACTTATAAAATAAGGGTTCAAGATTATGAACCGCCTAGTTTAACATTTTATGATATTAGCGGTAGACTTTTAACAAATCTTACTTATTTTAAATTCTTTTATCCTAAAGCAAGACCTTTTAACATATATAATGATATATGTTTTGCCAAACTAACCTATTTTGTTACTGTAAGCAATGGCTATATAGAAAATAAACCGCTCTTGTTATATGCTGATAATTCTATATATGATTTGTCTACAAGTGATTTAAGTTATAGCGTTACTATACCACCACCACTTACAAGTACAATCATTCATACAAGTAATAGTAATGATATTAGCTTAAATAATTCTAGTGTTAGTGATGTTAGTTGTATTATAAATTATAATGTACGTGATTTATGCTATAATTATTCAGGTGGTATTTCACTAGAATTAAACTTTGTAAATATACCATATGTTAGTTTGAACGGCCAAGCTATTGTAACACTTAATTATATTAATGATTTAAGTTATAGTGACCAAGGGCTGCAATTTTATTCACCAAATTACATTTATGTTCCTAGTCGGCCTTATGATAAAACTAAAACAATTAGTCAATTAACTGATTTTAGTTCTATTACTATTGGTTCTCCTTCTCCAATTTATAATATAAGTGGAACATGCGATATATGTTTTACACGTCTTGGTAATTATTATTTCAAATATACTATTCAACAAAGCGACTCAAGTCATATATTAAGACTTCAACGTTTGATAAAAGTGGTTGATAGCACTAAACCATTTATTATTTTTCCTGATTTAAGTTTTACTATTGATGGTTCGGCTGGCTCATTACCTGTTAGATATAATACTATATCAAATGATCGCACAGAATTCTATAATATTGATAATAGTAATATTAAAAATATTGATTTAAGTTTTACTGTAAAAACAAATATACACGATGTAAGTCGTGTATTATACAACTTTGATTTGTGTGATAATTATTTTAGTTCAAATGCTTTGTCATATACAATAAAGCTAGCAAATAACCCGAATGCTTTTGCTTTGGCAGATATTGGTAATTATTACAATCCACTCACTGAACTGTTGAATAAAGTAACTTCTCCTGACAATTTTAGCAATGTTAATTATTTAGCACCACTAACATTTGTTTATACTTTAACAGATGGATGTGGCAATAGTTTTACATTTAATAGAAGAGTTGATATAGTAGATGACGTTAAGCCTACTATTAGTTTTACTTTTACTAATTATTATAATACATTAAACCATAATTATAGGGATTATAGTTACGTTCAATTTGATAGTTCTAAAACAGATTTTTCATATGTAGCTTTTGATTATAGTAAATCACAAACACCACCTAACAATTTAAATTTTGACTTTAATCAAGAAATTCGCTCAATTATTCTTGGTTTTGACCTAAGTGATAATTTTGGAACTATTCAAAAAACGGATAACAATGTACGTATAACAGTAAGCGGTTCTAGTTTGCTTTTAAGTGATAATAAAAGGATTAGTATAACTAATCCTACCGATAATTCTAATATTAACGCACTTTTCAAAGTAATTGGTTCTAATTTTAGTTTAATATATGATATAAGTGATAACCAAACTAACTCGAATAGTTTTACAAGAAATGTTAAGATTGTTGAATATATTGGTGATCCCGGTTTAAATTTTGATTTTGGTTATACAGACTTAATAAGTCCACCTACTACAGTGAATATAAGTTTTGGAGATACAGGTTTAAATATTAATGATATAAGTGTAAATCATAATCGTCTTACATCTAGCGATATAAGTTATGATATAAGTTATATATTTGTTAATGCTAATAATAGTATAAGCACACTTATTAATTCAATAAGTGGAACAAGTAGCAAACGGTATGACCCGTCTGCGTTAATTTATAATTTAGGACCACTAGGAATAGGATTAGGAACTAATGATTTTAGTCATAATATTAAATATTTTCCAATTAGGGCAAATAGCTCAACTACAACTATTAGTAATTATAAAATTTTAAATGTAAGAGTAAAAAATAATGGACCTATTATAAATTTTGGTCAAAATCCTACAATATATCATCAAAGTTATACACCGTTAACTGACGCTTCTTTTATTTTTGGTGTCACAAGTTTTAACAAATATGATGAATTTTATTATTACAACTACAAAGAAACTATAAGCTATAGTGGAACAAATTTTAAAGTCATTTTAGACAGCTCATTAAATGTTAATGACCCTAGTAGTGGAACGTATAGTATAATTTATTACTCAAAGGACAGTAATAATCTAGATATTAGTAAAATTCGCATATTAAGTGTTCAGGATAGTCAAGCGCCTGTTATTAGGAGCATATGTGGAGATAATATATATCAAAATTCAAATAATGTTTGGTCATTAGAGAGATATTCAACTTATACTGAATATGGTGCTTTAGTTTATGATAGTGCTACAAAAAAGTCATATTATTTTGACAATCAAACAATACCAATACGAACTCAAGAGATTAATGGTTTTACATATAACATTCTTACAGGAATTAAGTATTCTATTAGATATAACAAGCTAATATCAACTTCTACTTCAATAAGTTATAGTCCTATAACTATTGGTTCTATTAACACATCAAGTACAGATATTTGTTATCAAGTAATTTATAGTATATTGGATTTATGCGACAATGAAGTAAGCCACAATAGAATTATAAAAATAATACAAAACTATCGTCCGTTATTGTATCCATATATTGAAGTAAATAGCAATTTGCCAGTTTTAACTCAATATTTATTGAGAGATTTGAGCGAACTAGATGTCTCTTCATTCATACAAATAACTAGGGCTATTCCGCGAACTGGCAATAATGGCGGCATTAATGACATAAGTTATGACTTAAGTCTCTCATATGTTAATAATAATAGCATTAAAATTATTACATGCGAAGCTATTAAACCTATTGTTTTTAATCGCGCTGTAAATTCAAATTATATAAAATTTAAATTAGACGCAAAATCATATGATATGTCTAGAATTGCATATAGTGGAATCCCAAATTCTACACTAAGAACTTACGTTGACTACTCAATAAATAGCATAAGGGTTTTTAATTCACCAATAGATTATCAGCCGATTACTTTTACTGCCATTGATAGTTGTCAAAATAGTTTGGAACAACAACAAAGCATTACTTTTTATTTAAAAATTATTGATACTAAGCCTCCTAATGTAACAAAATTAACTAATATAAATTTTAATGACCCAAATAAGTTAGACTATCCGTTATTATCTTCAAGAGCCGTTAGTGAATTAGTTCAAGATATTAATTATTTTGATACTTATGAAAATAGTTATTTAAATCGTATAAAATATTATAAAAAAGTAAGTGATACTTCAAATATAGTGTTGTTAGACCCAGGAATAAACATTGAAGATATTGTTGATGGAAGTGTAAATTTTGTTAGTGGACTGTTTGAGTCTAGTGGCCATACTTTTAGTATTAGTGATATTAGTCTTACTTATTTTAAAGACCCTTCCTATATTGATGTGTCAAATGTTTTAACTGTTTCGGGCCAATACATTCAAAACTATAATATAAAGGATAAAGCAATTAATGTTATTGACGTATCAAGAGTTGTAGTTGTTAAACCATTTGGTCCTATAATCAGATTAAACTATCAGCAAGATAGTGAAAATAATAATTATACATGTTATTTGCTTCAACGCTATGAAAAATTTATAGAAAAAGAAGGATATGTGAGAGATTTTAGTGACATTAATGACATTGGTTTTATGAAGGTTGCCATAGATTATAGTAATTTAAATGAAAATAAGGATGGCTCATATATAGTAGTTTATAGCGCAACTAATAGTTCTAATGTTTTGGGCACAGCAAAAAGAAATGTAGAAGTATATAGTCCTATTGTCTTAGAAAAGGTGGTTTCAATTAACTTTGTAAATTTAATAACTGGTCCATCAAATTTTAATAGCAATTCAAAATTTACGTTGGGTATTGGACTATACAACTTTGATGTATGCGCAAATTATGCTTTTAAATTAGTAACCCGCGATTTTGATACTAGTATGGCCGCATATGATGTAAGTAATTTAATAAGCTTAACAAGTGCTCTTTATTATAATGTAAATGGTGAAACCTATTATTATGGAAGTAATGTTAGATTAACAATAAGTGGCGATTTTGAGAGATGTTCTCTCAAGTTTAATCCAAACACTAGTGGCTCTAGGAGTGCTAATTTTCAAAGTTATTTGAAAAATAACGAGTTTCGCTATTTTTTTATATATGATAATGCCAATTATTTTATAAATTTACAAAACTATTATAATAATTTGAGAGATTCAAGTAGTACACTTGCCAGTGTAACATCATTTGTAGTTGATGTGAGTAATTTAAATAATTCTGTTTCCAGTTCAGGTCCATATTTTACTATAAATGGTTTGAAACAAGACTTACATTTAAGATATGGAGTTTATAGATTTCAACAAACTAGTTTAAAAAATTTTTATAATCCAATCAAATTTTCTATAACACCAGACGGAACGCATAATGGCGGAGTAGAATATACAAAAACGGTTTTTTCACAAAACTTACCAGGTGTATCAAGACCGTTGCTATCAACCTATAATAATTTAAGTATATATACTCAGATTAGTATTAGTGCAACTACACCTACAATATTATATTATTATTCAGAAAAATTTAAAAATATGGGAGGCAAAATTGTGCTAAAAAACAATATAGTATTTCTTAAAAATGTAACCATTTTAAATAGTAATGTTATTACTAACAATATAAAAGACTTGTTTAGTGAAGGCAATAAATTTTTAAGTGTAAGTAATGAAGTAATGAGAAATAGAATAGTGTTAAACCAGCGCTTTGACACCAGTCTAAATGCAAATAGTATAAGCGTAAATAGTGTAACTGCAAATAGTGTAAATGCTATAAATATATGTTGTGTTACACAACATAATTTACAATATAATGTATTGTATGACTTAAATAAACATCCAAATAGACTGATTTTTAAGAATTATAATGACCCATCAACTGCGAATTATATTATAGCAAATAGTGGCGCGATAAATGATTCAAATTTTTTGTTAAGCATATCAAATAGTGATTTGACTTTCTATAATAGTTATAACAGTTATATTACTTATTTTAATAGCATTTATGAATCCTCTTCAGTTATTATAAAAGCAATTGGTTTAACCAACTACGATAGAACATTAAAAAACATATTTTATAATAGCGCGTATAATAATAGTGGCCCTATTGTTAATACAAATAGTAGTTCTATAAATTCTGACAGTGTTGGCTTACTAAATAATGAAATTTTTAATTATATTTATTATTTTAAAAGAAATAATGTTATACCATCAAAATTGTTGGTTAAAGATTTTAGTTATGCTATTAGTGAATTTTTATTTGCTAAACAAGCAGAGGTATTAAATTTGGACTCCACAAATATTTATAATTATAGCTCATCAACCGGTTCGTTTTTAGTAGCACCACGAATAAAAATAACAAATATTATTGACAACTATGTTATGTTTTCATTAGATGTAGACTATGCTAATTTACACTTTCAGACTTTTGAATTTCTAGTATATAGTTCGAGCTTTACAACTTTTCCAAATCCAACAACTACTATTAGTAATGATAGACTAGTTTTTTTAAATGATTCACTTGTTATTGCTAATAATATGCTATATTCTAATGTTAATGATATAAGCGGATTTTATGATGGGTCAAGCGTTTTTAATAAAATGTATGAAAGTTCGAGCAATATGTTGACTACTAGAGAATTAACTATGCAAAATATGGTTTTTTTAAATATATTAGATAATACTTCAACTAGTGCTATATGTGGTATAACAAAGCAAAATATATATAATAATATGTATTTAGATGAAAGCAATAACTTTATTTTTCACAAATATAATGAACAAACAATTGTAAATTATCAGATTAATGATGAAAATTTAACATTAGCAAAAACATTGAGAGAAAATTCTAATAACGACCATTATTTATTAGATGTATGTTCAAATAGTTTTTACAATAGTTTTAACAATGATGGACTAACAGTTGAATCATTAAACAGCTTAACTAATAATAAAAACTATGGTATAGCATTAACATATAAAATATATGATGAAATAGATGTAAGCCTTAATTTTAACATGTTGGCTTCACTCTACATTTTACCAATATATCTTAATAATATTCCAATATATAGAAGAATAAGTAATGTTTATAGCACAGAGTATAACTATAATACCGGTTCATATAGCATAACCGAAGATGGAATAATTAGTGAAATAAGTATTAATGCTATTAGTAGTACAATATATGGAAATTATAACATTAGCTCGACTTCAAATACACTATCTAATGGCTTACATAGCAATAGTTATATTATTAATTTATACGACTATTTTGAACTAGATTTAGTTGCCAATCGTTTTCAAGAAACTTCTTTTGATACAAACATTATTAATCCAAACAATTTGATTTATAAAATACTTGATATAAGTTCTAATAATAACAACTTCAATTTATATAATGTTGAGTCGTCTTATAATATTATTTTTGACAAACTGAATTTGACAATATTGAATAGTATGCAACTAAAATTGTTTTGTCTATATTTTAAACTAAACTATTTAGATTATAATATTAATATTTTATATGACGACACAACTAGCACAACTAGTATTCCTTACACTAACAGTGTAAATATTCAGTATTATTCAGATCTTTATACTAAATATAATATATTAAATACTTCTTTTACTAGCAATTTAGCTACTTCAACTATAAGTATGTTATATATAGAGCTAGTTAACAATACAATAAGTCTTATAACTTTTTATAATGAGTTACAAGCTAAATATGACCTATATAGTGTTAATGTAATAACACAAAATCCGATTTACAGCACTTATGTATTAAACACTAGTACAATAGATCAATTAGTAGAAGACATTAACAGTCTTGTAGAAAATATTGATTATGCCATTTTAAATTTAACTAGCAATTTTGAAGAAACTAGTCTAAGTACTGATAATCTTATTTTTACTAATTACTATAATATAGGTGCTATTGAATCTACTTTAGTAAGTTTTATTGAAATATATAATAAAAGCCAATCTACTTTTGCTAGAACAAATTCTATTTCTACCTCAATATATCGCCGTGATCTATTTAATTCTTCTAACTTTATTAACTTTCTTGATGTAACTAATTTAAATCCATATGTTTTTTTGGAAAATTTTAAATACAATTTGGATTCATTAAATGACTATTTTACAACAATTTTAGCTATAACCGGTGGCGCTGGTTATAAAATAACAACTCTTAATAATAGCCCTATAGAGTTAAGCTTAAATAGCGTAACAAATTTTGCTCAGTTTGTTACAAAAATGGATTTATTTAAAAATAGACTTAGTCCATTACTAACTAATTATAGTGCTTTTGAAGTAGCTCCAAGCAGTATTAAGTATATTAATAACACTTTTGAACTTAGTGGTTCGCAACTATTAATACATAGTAAGGTATCAAATAGCATTAATATGAAGATTAATATTAGATATAAGTCTTACTTTTTTAATTACATTGATATTTCCACAATATTATTAGATATTATTATACCTGATTTAACACCACCAGTCTTAACATTTGCAAATCATGATTTTAGTTTTAATCAAAACGACTTAATTGATAGTTCTATTAATTATGTAATAACAAACTTAATAAGTGATGTAAGTTATATTGATTTACATCAAAGTTATGATTTAAGTATTAATACTATTTATTATAGTTATTATACAGACATAACAAATATTATTTCCATTAATAATATACAGAATTCTTTAGTATCAATTGAGTTGCCATTAGTAGAGAATAGTGACTTCATAAGTAGTTCTGCATTATTTATTGATATTTCATATATTGTAAAAGATAATGCAAATAATATTAATACTATTATACGTAAATTAATTATTAATAAGTCAGATGATGGTCCAAAATTTTATTATAAAGCTAGTGCATCTATATATGAAAAATTAAGTAATACAACTCCTCCGCCTCCAGCTCCTCCTTATCCAATCACAGTAGATGAAACTATAAATATTGGCACACTTAAAGCTAACCTTACAGATTTAATAAAAATAATAGATCCGCGTTTGGCATTATCCAATACTTATTTAGGACCTTATATTAGCGTAGGTGAATTTACTGATAATTATAGTAGTGCATTAATAGGTATTAATGTTATACACATTTATGATTTGTCGCGCACCAATATAATGTATCCTACTTATGACGCACGTAATATACATGCTACTTATGATGTAAGTAATAATAAATATATAGATTACGCCGATAAAGACGGGCAAGAATTGGCTAACATCAGTAAAATACTTTTAGATGCTGGAACTTATACATTAATATATATAAGCCAGGCAAGCACAGTAACAACTCGTATTACTAGTCAATATAGAACATTAACGGTAAACGCAGTTATTATTGAAGAGGAAGAAGAAGTAAAACCAATTATAACACATTGTTGTTATCCTAAAGTTGAATATAAACCGTGGTTACCAGATAATTATACATCCGGTTCTCAAAACTCGACAGTTATGAAACGTGTTAAATATATTATTAATAGAAATAGGTAGCGCCGCGATATATGTTATTTGAAAAGGACTTAAAGAAACGCGGCAACTATTATTTGAAAAGGACTTAAAGAAAATAAATAAAAAAATTGATTCTTTAAAATATTATTGTTATTATTAATAATAATAATAATATGAATTTGTCTAAAAATGAAATTAAAGTATATAATAATAGCGAATTAAAATTATATCAACAAGTTCAGTTAGAATTATTGGTTTGTGAGTTAACAGAAATTAAAAGTTTATTAACTTTATTTTATAGCAATGAAACAAAAGCTAACTTACATAACAAACAAAAATTATATGAAAAATATGAGAGAAAATTAACAGAAAAAATTGCTAATAGTAAACGATTATTGAAAAACACCAAAACTCGTTTATCTAATAATATTAGTAAATGTATGAGCTAAGAAAACGCTTTGTTTCATATATATTGTTTATATCATTGGTTCTAAGTTATCAATATTAAAAAGCGCGCTTGTGTTATTTATTTTTTTCTTGGCAATTTGATATTTTTCAAATAATGGATTTTTCAAGACATTTTGCGGTGTATGTTTATGAACTATGCGCGCTATCATTTTATATAGCTTGAAGTCTGGATATCTCTCTGAACCATCATTTTTATACAATATATTTTTATTTTTATCATCAAATACCCATTCTATTATAATTTTTTTAATAGAAGACTTTACTTTTTTAATGTTGTCTAAATCTTCAATAAAATAATCAAATAAACTGCACCCTAATCTACATAAGTCAAAACTATAATTTGGGTCTATACGAGGCTTATTTTCATTAAAATATGGTTCGCAATTATATTGCGTACTAGCATCACCATCTTCCGAATAACTATCACTACATATAAACTTATTTTTAAATTTATAAATTGCTCGACCAAAGTCTATTATTTTATATATTTTGCCAAATGTTTGCACTTTATAATGAATATTGTTATATTTATAATATAAATATTTTTTATCTGTAAACACATATACAATATTATTAGTATGTAGATCATTGTGAGTAAAGTGAAATACTTTTTGATATGTTATTAGTGTAAATAAAATTTGTAAAATAATTGACTCCCATTCAGCGTCACTTATTTTTTTACTTAAAATATACGAATCTAACGTGTCTTCGCAACATTCTAATACGATCATTTTAACTGGAAATTTGGAAATAGTACAATTAACATCGTCACATTGTGAATTATTAGAATCCGAACTCTCTGTTCCGCTACCACTCTCGTCGTCGCTATTTGTGTTATTGCTATTTGTTGAACTAGTTTTATTGCTAGCGCTTGAAGACTTTGTATTAGACGAACGCGAAGAACAAGTTAGCCCAGACTTACTTGTGTCATTAACACTTGTATTAATATTACTTGATTTATGAGACTGCTTTTCTATAATATTAAGATTTTCATATGTTAAATTACAGCTATTTGTGGTATGAATAGAATTGCTATTAGTTATTGTGTCCTCATAATTTATTAACTCATTTACGCTTGTTTCATTTACGCTTATTTCATTTACGCTTGTTTCATTAGTGCATGTACCATCGTTTTTACAAATAGATTGCTCATTAGAAATAATACATAAATCTAAATCTTCAATAGATAATGGAGTGCTAATATTTAATAATAATGTTTTCTTATTTTTTTTTGTATTGTTGAAAAAATAATTGACTTTGTCATTATCCTCTAAAAAGAAGAGACTATTTCTATGACTATGAAAATGATCTGATTCAGCTAAATATTCTATATCTTCCGATACATCTAATTTATATTTGTTTTTTATTCCTAAAAATCCACCATAATAATTTATTCCATTATAAAAATTATAGTCATTTAGTAGGCAACTTGATAAAAAGGAAAAAAATCCATCAATATATGCTGAATTATTTGGATCAGCAATTTTTTTATATAGACTATTATAGTCTATAGTACTAATAGATGAATTAGTTGTATCACTAAATTTGGGTAGTTCTAATATATTGTAACTATTATCGTATTTACCAAGCATATATTTGACTGGATCGACTAATGGGCTAAATTTTACATACATTTTTTTAGTATGTTTATTATTGCTATTATCTAAAACTGTTCCTACAAATTTATTATAGCTCTCTTTTTCCAAAATAGAGTCAAGTTGTAATTTATTGTTTAAATTAATTGAATTATAATTAGTGCTATTTAAATTAAAATAGTGTTCGTATAATGGAATATAATTTTGAGTTTTTTCTAAATCTAAAAACTCTTCTTTGTTAATTGTATCGAATAGCTCCTTGTTATAATTTTTTCTATAGTTTAACTCCATTTAATTTATTAATTATAATAATTTTTTTAATATATAACACAATAGTTTAATATATAATACAATAGTTTAATATATAACACAATAGTTTAATATATAATACAATAGTTTAATATATAATACAATAGTTTAATATATAATACAATAGTTTAATATATTGTTTAAATAACTGTATATTGTTTAAATAACTGTATATTGTTTAAATAACTGTATTAAGTTTAAATAACTGTATAATGTTTAAATAACTGTATTGAGTTTAAATATAAGTATATTTAATATACTTATTAAATAAGTAGTTAGCAATGACATTAGAATTGAAAAAATTTGATATAAAATCCATTAGTTTTAGGCCAGATGAAAATAAAGGACCAGTTATAGTCTTAATAGGGCGGCGCGATACAGGTAAATCTTATTTGGTGCGCGATTTACTTTATTATCATCAAGATATACCAATTGGAACCGTTATTAGTGGAACAGAAGCCGGAAACGGATTTTATGCCGAACATGTTCCTAAACTATTTATTCACGATGAATATAATACAGCTATTATAGAAAATATTTTGAAGCGGCAAAAAACGGTCATGAAACAAATAAGAAAAGAAGTAGAGGTTTATAAAAAATCTAATATTGACCCTAGGGCATTTGTGATTTTGGATGACTGTTTGTTTGATGCAACTTGGACTAAAGATAAAATGATGAGATTGTTATTTATGAATGGGCGTCATTGGAAGATCATGTTGGTCATCACTATGCAATATCCTTTAGGTATTCCTCCCAATTTACGCACAAATATCGATTACGTTTTTATATTGCGCGAGCCATACATAGCAAATAGGCGGCGTATATATGAGAATTATGCCGGTATGTTTCCTACATTTGAGAGTTTTTGCCAAGTTATGGATCAATGCACCGAAAATTATGAATGTTTAGTAATTAACAATAATGCTAAATCAAATAAGTTGCATGACCAAATTTTTTGGTATAAAGCAGACCATCATAAAACATTTAAATTAGGGTCAAAAGAGTTTTGGGAAATTAGTAAAAATTTAGACTCTGATAATGAAGAAGAAATGTATGACCCAAACATAAGAGATAAGAAAAAAGGTCCCAAAATTAATGTGCGTAAAACTAAATGGTAATGTGTTGTTTTTAGTTTTTAATTGTTATTTATTTAGTTTTAGTTTTTTAGTTTTTAATTGTTATTTATTTAGTTTTAGTTTTAATTAATTTATTATTATATATAAATGTCTGATAGAGGAGCTTGGAGAGTTGGACTCGGACTCCATGGTAACCGTAACCGTACAATTCCGGTTACAATGGATAGAATGGATAGAATGGATAGAATGGATAGAATATATAATAAAACTACAGGATATGAGCTTACACAATCAGAAATTAAAAGTTTTGAAGAAACTATAGATGAATTGAATCAAGAGCTTATAAATGTAAAGAATGAAAATACTGCTATTAGACAGCGAGTTATAACAGCAGAACGCATTGTGTCCAACATAAGAATGGCTTCTGAATCATCTCATAATGATAATCCATATAGAGAAACAAAGGACATAGACAATACTACTTCAAAATCTCTTAATATAGAGCTTGCTAATTTTTGTCTTTTCTATAAATTAAAAATTGACTTTCCAAATGAATTTTTATGTCCTATTACCCACAGGATTATGGTTGACCCAGTTACAACCTCTGGAGGACATACATATGAATGGAGTGCTATTTCACGTTGGTTTAGAGAAGGAAAAAATAGAGACCCAGCAACAGGATTGGGATTAAATAATAACATATTGTATCCAAACCATGCACTTCGCTCAGCAATCCGCAATTTTGTTCCTACATGTAAGCTTATTATAAATGAGCTTCATAAAAACGAAGTTCCTAATAAAACACAAAGGTCTATAAGAATGCGTTCCGCACCGGCAGAATATGGCACACATTCAAAGTTAGTTAGTAAAACCAGAACAAAATCCAAAGTTAAAGCCAGCTCCAAATCTAGAAGTTCATCTACAGCTAAATCCAGAGCTAGAGAGACAGCGCCATCTTCATCAATGTTCATTCAAGAACTTGATGCGCGATAATAATTTGCGACTTTTGCAACGGGAGCAAAATAATATAGTGTTTCTATTTTGTATTAAATAAAGACTATAGTGAATCTTATGTAATAAACAGTAATAATTTTGCTACCGTTGCAACGGGAGCAAAAAATAATGGGAGTGGTGGTCATAATATTCAAAAATATTTTCTAAATATTAAAACCTTTTTACATTTCAAACGCCGATTCTTACTTACATAAAATTTAATAAATAATGCCTTCTATTACGTTACAGCGCACTAAATATTAAAAATACACATATTAATATATGTGGGCGATCTACGATTATACTAACTTTCCAACTGTTTATGTAACTATTAGTGGTTCAATTGAGAAGCCAAGCGATTTTACACATTTTATAGATCAATGGTTAAAATTATTTAATAGCGGCACAGAGTTCAATTTATATTTCAATACTGTTAATTGTGGTTACATAAATATAAAATATGCTATTTTAATGGCCTATAAAATTAGACAATTTAAAAAAAACAAATTTACTAACTTACAATTTAGCAAAATAACAGTAGCAAATAAATGTATATTAATTTTATTGCGTCTAATTTTTTATATAGAAGCACCAATTGCTCCTGTTGAAGTATATTATGAGAAAAATAACATAATTAGCAGCGAACATTTTTATCCACATTAAACATATTTTAACTATAATTAAAATATTTTATTATATATATAATGAGTTATAGAGAAGAAGACAAAGAATACTTATTTAAAATAATAGAAGCAGTAAATATAATTGAAACGCATATAATAACTAACCCTAAGATTAAAGAATTTATATTGTCTATAGCAAATGATGATATAATAAAAAAACTAGATACAATACAAAATGCGGAGTTACAAAATTATATAGCAAGAAATACATCGGAAGAGGATACTATATTTAACAGATTATCTAGCTTAGTAAATGCTATAATTTATATTACATATTTGCTATATTTACTTACAGATTTTTATGAATATAAAGAATATGCAAAAGGCAAAGATGACATAATATTTAATAATGTAAATGTTAGCCAAATTAAAGATATTGTTCCAACATTATTAACCAATAAAGTACAAATAATAGCCGAATTGTATGATGCTTACAACTCAAAATCTAAATCAAAAAAAGAATCTATAAAGTTTTATAATACATTCTTTGATATACAAAAACTTGATAATGAATATCTATATTTAACTAATCCTATGGCCGTTGGTAAAAAATTTACCAAACATAAGCGAGGCTATAAGCGAGGCTATAAGCGAGGCTATAAGCGAGGCTCTATGAGGGGCTCTAAGCGACTCTCTAAGCTAGTCTCTTTAAGACATAAGCGACGTTAATAATATAACAAAATAATAGATTAATCATATAATTTTATATATATTTTAAATATTTAATATATATATAATGAGCCGGCGTTTAAGAACAACGCTAAAATCATTAACAAGAAGAAATAACGCACTAAGTATAAGAGCAGTTCAGGCTCCAATAACGACTCTTAGTACATGGATAGTAATAAGACCCAGAGGTAGAGTTCCATATTATTACAATATTGAAACACGAAATGTTTCATATGGTGAACCTGTTAATGCTGTTATTATAGATAGCTATAGGGAACTTGGAAAGATGGTTGCCAATGAGGCGGCATCAAGAGCACGTTATCTTGCTCGTGAGCGTCGTCGAACTGAAATAGTAGCACCGTCTGCTCATGTTGTGCAACTCATTGAGCACCAAATAGGTCTTGACTTGCTTAAGACTAATACAGATAATCTTAGAAAAAACTATGATAAGTTATATGCTGAATATAGTGTAGTATGTAAATTTCATAAAATACCTATAATAGAAATAGAAGATTATTGTGAGAATTGTTTATGTGCTATTGATAATGAAGTTATGATGTATCCAACAGCAATTCGTGACCAAACTAAGAAGGCATATGAAAAACATACCATAACAAAATGGCTTAGCCTTGGTAACACTTCTGACCCCTCGCGTATAGAAAAAGACTCATTAACTGTTGATGATCTTAGACCTAATAGTGCTATCCACGACAAAATTGATGAATATAAAGAATTAATGCAAAAAACAATAAATGAAAATCCACTACCAAGCGATGATGTGGTTAACGATGCACTTGCTAACGACGCACTTGCTGCTGGTCCGCTAAGAAAAAAAACAAATACAAAAAGAAGAAGGAAAAAGAAGAAGAAGAAAGCATAAAATAAAATTGACTTTGTGTTTTAACATATAAAACTATTATATATAGTAATGACACAAAGAAATGAGGTTCAATCGCATGGATTTTCTTGGGAACGCGAGCTTATATGTAATGTATTTGGTGTTACTATTGAAGACTATAAACAAATAAAATATACTAGCAAAATGGACTTACCAGCAAATCTAAATCGTCTTGATGGTTGTGACGTGTCTATAAAAACATCATGCAATTTAAATACAGTTTGCATGGCTGATTGCTTACGCATATATGATGCCGTGACAAGCGGAAATTCTTTTCACTTGGTTGTAGTTCATTATATTCAAGATGATACAAATAATACAAAAAATATTATAGCTATTACAGAAATAGATTTAACTGCTAGTAGTGATGTGCTATTTGGAAGTCTTACTCGTTGCCAAATAGAAGAACTTGATAAATTGATAAAATCTATTCCACAAAAAAGAAAACCAACACAAGAGGAACATAAAAAAATGTATATTTTGCGAGATAGTTTACAAATGATGAGTGGAGCAATTCATCTTGATATAAAGTGTAATAGTTCTCAAAGCAGACTTCAATGTTCCTTTAATAAATTCCAAGAATTTATTGAAAAAAATCCAAATAAACTAATTGCAAAAAGCAATAACAATGAATTTCGTGGTGGAGCAATTAGTGCGTCTATTACATCTTCTCGTCGAATATTAAGGAAGAAAGAGCTTGTATAATAACATTAATCACGGCATTTGCCTCAGATTGTGAAAGACTACGAGGACCAAGCGTATTGCTTGGAAACGTAACATTATTTATTTTTTCAACTATGTTATCAATATTACACACATTAGAAGCGTCAAGTTTTATGAAATTATGGGACTGAGCACTAAATTTTTGCCCATCATTCTTATTCTTATAACATTTACCAGCATTAGCACCAACTCGTCTAAAAGCGATGTCATAGTTAGCATTTGGTTTAACATATATAAATCCAATTGGATTAATTTTCGTTTCAACTTTTCTATTGTTAGTATTTTTATTCCATATTTGAAATACACATGGAACATCATAACTTGATCCATTTATTATAAAAGAGTTTTTTTCAAGTTCTACTGAATGTAGCATATGAAACTTCAAATCAAACGCATTATACATACTTGGTTTTATGAATGATTTAGGAAGAATAAATGCTATTGTCTCGGCAAACTCGCAACTTTTTACAATAAATGCTTTTGCTAATGACGATTGTCTTCCAAATGGCGGATTTCCAAATACAATAATATTTTTATTATGTGGTGGAATCCATTTCAAGTAATCTTGTTTGACTATAGTGGGTGCTTTAGGTTCTAAGTCAAGTCCTATTTTTTCGAATGAACTTGGTATATTATGTAGAAAAGACCCATTACCCGCCGATGGCTCTACCCATAAGTAGGTGCTCGTATGTGGAACCAATTTGTTAATAAGGTTAATACACATTTTTGCCACATTTTCATGCGTATAAAATTGGTCTTTATTATTTGTTCTGAATTTCCCAGTGTCTTGGGCATGTGCTTCGCTTGTTTCCATTATAGCTTTGCTTTATAGTTTCTCTAATATAGAGACATTATTTTTTAATCAATTTTTAATTCTAAACAAGTTTTTAAATTCTAAACAAGTTTTTAAATTCTAAATAAGTTTTTAAATTCTAACAAAATTTTACATTTTATATAAAAAGAAGTATTTAAAATGTAAAAAACTTAAGCTTGTTCTTCGGTGTCAGCGTTAGCATTAGCATTAGCATTAGCATTAGCATTAGCATTAGCATTAGCATTAGCATTAGCATTAGCATTAGCATTAGCATTAGCATCGAGTTTGGTTTCTGCTTCATCAGCATCTGTTTCCGCTTCAACAATTACTGGCTCATCTTCTTCAAGCGTAGCCAGCTTTTCCGCACGTTCTTTTTGTCTCTTTAAAATCTCTCCAATACCATGGTCGTTATTTTCTTGTTTTCCAACAAGCACATCTTCTGCTTCAAATAGCTCTTTACGTAATTCCGCAGTAACTGTATCATCAGTTGAACCGTCACCAAACAATAAGTTTTTACCAGGAACATCCATTCTATCCGCATTAATTAAGTTACCATCTTCATCAATTGTTTGCATCAATTTATTGCCCTCTTTTTTGGCTTTAGCAATATTTTCTCGGATTGCCTTTTTCTTACTTTCTTTTACGCGCTCATTAAATTGCTCTTTTGAAATTTCATCATTTTTCTTCTTTTGCGACATTAGTTCATTTAAATCTTTTTCTAAATATTCTACTCTACCTGTTTTATATGCTTCAGGATGAAATGGTAACCATATACCAACTTGTCCAATATACACATCGTGATTTGGATCATCTTCGCGCAACATTTTACACTTTAGTTCTGCTTCTTCTTGAGACCCAAATACACCTCTAACTTTGATTCCTCGTGTGTTTGTTTGGAAATTATGTTGACTGCTATATTCTTTTTGTAATTCTTCTTCTTTAGCATCAATAAATGATTTATAATCATCTTCTAATGATGTTACAAATAAATTCTCTCGCTCTTCTTCTACAAATTCCTCCATATCTTTTGTTAAACTATTAAAATCTAAGTTGTATTTATATGCTAAATAATTTAGAAATTGTGTATATTTATCGAATGTTTTTCTAAACTCAAAGTTCTTTAAATAGTTTTCGAAATAAAATAGTTCCTTTCTTTTTATATGATTTTCAGGCGAAATAAAGCTCAAACATACATATTTTTGTCCGCTTATTGTTCTGTCTTCATCCAATAAATCAATAACTGTTTCTTGTTCGTTGTCTTTTGGTAAATTTGAATTAGAAGTTTCTTTAACTTTAGAAGATTTTTTATTGGTCATTTATAAATTATATTAGGTTATAATTTTTAAGTATTATTTTAACTATTTATTTTAACTATTTATTTTAACTATTTATTTTAACTATTTATTTTAACTATTTATTTTAACTATTTATTTTAACTATTTATTTTAACTATTTATTTTATATCTAAATTAATAATTTTTAATTATTTTATTTTTTTCTTCTTTATTATTATAAATATAAACATAATGAATTTCACAATGAGCGAATTGATAAAAAGAGCAGTAAAATATTTGATTGAAGGTTTAATGGTTGCTATTGTTGCTTTTGTTATTCCACAAAAGCAATTAAAATTTGAAGAAATAGCAATTATTGGGTTGATGGCGGCTGCGACATTTTCCATATTAGATACATTTATTCCATCGATGGGTGTTTCTGCTCGCTCAGGCGCTGGTTTTGGTATAGGTGCTAATTTAGTAGGCTTCCCTCGTATGGGCTAAAATACAATTTTTTAGAAAATTGTAGTTGTAGTACATATAAAATAATTATTTTAATATATTATTTTAATAATTATTTTATATATTAAAATATATTAGACTATGGCATTTACCCGATTTTATGATGACCCTTGTAGAATTCAAAAATATTTAGAAGAAACTACTAACATAGGAAATTATAGCTTAAATGTTCCCGGAAATGGAGAGAAACCATTACTAATAAATGACCCACATATTAACATGCAAAAATGGGGTGCTAATTTATCGCAAAACAAAACTGATTTAGAAAGTGAATTACATTTATTACATAGAAAATTAAACAAAGATAGTATTAGTGAAAATAATTATGTAGACTATTTAAACACTAATCCACTATATAGTCAAAATAGTTATAGTGTAAATAATGAAGAAATAACAGCTCAGTCACGAGCAACACATCCGGCGTGGATATATAGAGAAATTAATCATTTTGCTAGCGAACAATCTATTCCAAATAATTTCAATTATTTGCACTTAGACCCACAAGAAAATATATGTATTCCTTTTCATAATAATATTAGCTCTCGAATAGTCCAAAAAGATTATTATCAATTAAACAATAATTTTGATGTTCAACGAAGAATAACAAACTAAGTAAACTAAGTAAACTAAGTAAACTAAGTAAACTAAGTAAACTAATTTATAAGAATTGTTATTTAATATATTAAATATATAATAATATTTTTAATATATTATATAAAATACTATGGCCGCTTTAGCAATACCTATAGTATTATTAGGAAGTATATATATATTATCAGAACAAGAAAAAAAAGACGCACATAAACAAAATAACATAACTGACAAAAATTTAAGAAGAGAATTTTTTACAGATAATAATTTGAATGAAGGATACACTAATTATAATGATGCAAATATTGTAGATTTAATAGCTACAAACAACTCGAACAATGACCCAGTAAATAATTTTGCTAACCCAAATCAACAAACCGATAATTATTTTATTGCCAATTCAACAAATATATTAAGACAACCTGCGAAAAATATTAATTTGATGTCGGGACAACAATCTAATAGTAATGATTTTAAACATAATAATATGAAACCATTTTACGGCGCAAAAATTCGCGGCTCTATTGCCGATATTAATTTAACAGAGTCTATATTAGATTCAAAACAAGGTTCAGGAAGTCAAAATTATTCTAAATCAGAAGTTGCGCCATTATTTAATCCATCTGAAAATGTGAATCTCCCTAATGGAACACCTAACAATAGCGATTTCTTTCAGTCCCGTATGAACGAGTCTATGAAAATGTCAAATGTGACTTTGTGGGAACAACAAAGAGTTGGTCCGGGTCTCGATTTAGGATATGGTTCTCAAAATAGCAATGGACTTAATACTGGTGGTGTTGAAGGAAGTCATGGTTTTAACTCGGGTATGATGGCACGAGAGGCATGGATGCCTAAGTCGGTAGATGATTTAAGAGTTGAAACTAATCCTAAAATGATTTATAATTTAGACGGACATCAAGGTCCCGCAATTTATCCCGTTAAGATGCAAGGTCCTAATAATAAAATAGGGGTTGTTGAAAAACACTTGCCCGACAAATCATATGAATCGGGTCCTACACGTTGGTTTACTACAACAGGAGTTGAACAAGCACCCCCTATTAGAAGCACGCAAGTCATTCCAATGGAAAATAGAATTAGCACAACACGTGAATATTATGGCGGAACATCAAATACTGAATCAGGTCGCGCTTCATATATTAAACAAGATTTTGAAGATTCAAAAAAACAATCGCTAGGCGACCTACCCATTATAAACGCTAGCGCTAGTGGCACAAATGGCGCTGGACCAAATGATTATGGACACAATAGTTATGTTAATTACAATAACAATAGAAGCACAGACAAAGGGTCAACAGATTTTGGCGGAGTATATGGTATGCTAAAAGCCTCTGTTGCGCCGGTATTAGATATTTTTAGGCAAACACGAAAAGAAAATGCGATTGGTAATTTACGCCAAACCGGTAATGTTAATGGATTAACACCAACAGGTCATTTATTTAATATTAATGATAAAACAAAAGTAACAAATAGAGAAATGACAACCTCTAAAATAGACCTAAATTATGTAAACGTTCAAGGACAAAATAACACTGGTAATGCTTATCAAGTAACACAGCACCAGAATTATGACAATCAAAGAACAAGCACAAATATTGAATATATTGGTTCTGGAAATGCTTGCGGAACCGGCTTAAGACCATATAATAACGCATATGCTCAACAAAATAATGTCAATAAAACTTACGAATCGCGCACTAATCAAGGTCATATGAATTTGTTTAATAATTATAATAATTCTACAACTACTCGTAATGAGTCTATGCTCCAGCAAAACAGAGGTCATATAAATAATGGCGGTCCAAATGTTACGCCGTCGGTTGATTTTATGGGGCAAGTAAATGGAATACAAAGCTATGACCAAAACTTTAACAGTTCACGCATGGATGAATCATTATTGTCTGCCTTCAAAAGCAATCCATATACTAAATCTTTATCTAGTGTTGCCTAAAGTTTACGAAAAAAAGTTTACGAAAAAGTTGTTAGTTTATAAAATGTATTAATTAATATATAAATTATGTATAGTAATTAATATTTCTTATAAATTACAAGAAATGTATTATAAATAGGATAGTTATGGCAAACTATAATAATAGTAGTTTTATTTTTTTAAGTAATATTATTATAATAATATAATTTGCTTAACGATTTATTTTCTGCCTCGTCGTTTTTTTGTCTTTGAATTGTCGTGTTTAACCCAACCAAATTTGCCTTTTTGGGTAAAATAACCCGCTTTTTCTAAACGTTTTTCACGTTTAGCGCGATTATATACTTTTCTTGATACTACGTGACCGCGCTTATTCATTAATAAATCAGGCTTTTTAAGATTGCCTTTTGTTTTGTATGCTGTGCCGTGCCAAACTTGAGCGCGCGAGCCGTTTAATACTTGATATTTATGTCCGTTAATATGATACATGTTGTCAGCCGATTTCATATGTTTTTTAACCATTTTTATATAGTATTATGAGAAAATAATTATTTGCTAAATTAATTAGTTAATTATTTTTGAAATTATTAGAAATTAGAAATTATTAGAAATTATTAGAAATTATTAGAAATTATTAGAAATTATTAGAAATTAGAAATTAGTTAGTTTATAAACATTAAAATAATAATAACTATTAAATATTAAATATTAAATGTCAAATAGAGACTATAATAAAATAATTAGCACAATTAATAGTGTTTCAAGAGACTACACTTATAGTCCTGATCCGAATAATTTAATATGTATTGATACTTCTAATAACAGAATAGGTATTAATACATTATACCCCGAAGAGTCTTTACATATAAGCGGTGGAGATATAAGTGTAAATAGTATTTATGCGGATTCTGTATTTGCTGGAAGCTATAGTTCCAGTCAAGAAGGTTCTATTAGTGTAACGAATGTAAATGCTAGCACTATTAATAGTACTATTGTCAATGTGTCTAATACATTAGATATTAGCAATGGACGTATTAAAGCAAACTATATTGATATAAGTAGCATATTAGACATTAGTAAAGGAAACATAATTAGTAAACATATTAGTAGTACTACTATAGACATTAGTAGCACATTAGATATTAGTAAAGGAAACATTATTAGTAATAAAATTAGTAGTGTTAACATTGACATTAGTAGCACACTAGATATTAGTAAGGGTCGTATTAAAGCACAAATTATAGATGTTAGTGTTATTAATGTTATTTCGCTATTAGATAGCAGTCAAGGACGCATTAACGCACAAACTATTGATGTTAGTGTTATTAATGTTACTTCGCTATTAGATAGCAGTCAGGGGCGCATTAAAACAAAAACTATTGATGCTAGTGCTATTAATGTTACTTCGCTATTGGATATTAGTCAAGGACGCATTAATGCACAAACAATAGATGTTAGTGTTATTAATGTTATTTCGCTATTAGATAGCAGTCAGGGTAGCATTACAAGTAAAGCTATTGATGCTAGCGCTATTAATGTTTCTTCGCTATTAGATATTAGTCAGGGTCGCATTAAAGCAAAAACACTAGATATTAGTTCTATAGCTGTTTCTTCGTTATTAGATATTAGTAGAGGAACAATACTTGCACATACTATAACTGGAAGTGCTATTACTATTAATGCTAATGCTGTTAGTAGCGGTAATATTGTTAATATTGATACGGGCTCTAATGTTAGTGGAATTACTATTAGTATTACAAATGTAGATGGAAATGCTATTAATATTAATAATACTAGAGTAGCAACTACACAACATATTAAAAGTGCTATTCCAACTGGTTTAATTATAGCGTATTATTATACTGATATACCACCAGGTTGGGTTTTGTGTGATGGTAGTAATAATACACCCAACTTAACAGGTAGGTTCATATTAGGGGCATCAACTTCATCTGTTGGTGCTCCTCCTCTATCCTCATTGTTGAGTCAGAGAACAATAGGGGACGAACCCACTGGCGCAGAGGCTGTTAGTCTAACGATATATCAGATACCACAGCATACCCATGGAGGTCTAATTTCACATATTGCCAACAGCCAAGCAGGCATAAACCAAGGTAACGAGGATGCTGCTGATTCTCCTGCGCAGCCTTATCCTTCTTATAGTTCTACAACTAATCCCACAGGAAACAATGCTTCCCATAATAATATGCCCCCATATTATGTATTAATATATATAATGAAAACAGATTTTTATGATTTTACTTATAATTAAATGTGCCCAAAGCACCATTATTTTTGTAAGTCATTAATATTGGAATGAGTGATTCTCTAGCAACAATAACTTAGGCACTATCTAATAATGGTGGTTCTCTTATATTATACAGTATTATATATTTGTTAATTTTGGTTTTAATGATTATGCATTGCCTCCATTAACATCAAAAAGAATAAGATATCTGGAGTCTGGAACAAATAGTATTAATATGCAAGCTGTAAATAATATAGGAACTTCGCTTTTTTCTAATTCAATTACTATAACGATTAACTAATTAGCATATAACATAACAACTATAATATAAATTAATTTATATTATTTTCCTAATAATTTTATATAAGCGTTATTTATTTTCATTATTATTAGTTATTTTACCATTATTAAAATAGTTATTGTCTATAACTATATTAATAATTATTATGTCAAATAATAATGACTATAATAAAATTGTTAACACAATTAATAGCGCTTCACGTGACTATGATTATAGTCCTGATCCCAATAATTTAATATGTATTGATACTTCTAATAATAGAATAGGTATTAATACATTAGATCCAACATGTTCTTTACATATAAGTGGTGGAAATATAATAGTAAATAATATATTTAGTTCCTCTATAAATGCTAATACTTATTTTTATAGGAATTTTAACAATTATAATGATTTTGTAGAAGATTCTATTAATGTTACGAATGTAAATGCTAGCAATGTTAATAGTACTATTGTCAATGTGTCTAATACATTAGATATTAGTAATGGTCGTATTAAAGCAAATTATATTGATATAAGTAGCATATTAGACATTAGTAAGGGAAATATAATTAGCAAAATTATTTATAGTACGACTATAGATATTAGTAGCACATTAGATATTAGTAAAGGAAATATAATTAGTAATAAAATTAGCAGTGTTAACATTGACATTAGTAGCACACTAGATATTAGTAAGGGTCGCATTAAAGTACAAACTATAGATGTTAGCGTTATTAATGTTACTTCGCTATTAGATATCAGTCAAGGACATATTAACGGTAAAACAATAGACGCCAGTTACATATCGCTAAGTGCCTTATTGGATATTAGTCAGGGGCGCATTAAAGCACAAACTATAGATGCTAGCGCTATTAATGTTACTTCGCTATTGGATAGCAGTCAGGGACGCATTAAAGCACAAATTATAGATGTTAGTGCTATTAATGTTAGTTCGCTATTAGATAGCAGTCAAGGACACATTAAAGCACAAACTATTGATGTTAGTGTTATTAATGTTAGTTCACTATTAGATATTAGTCAGGGTCACATTAAAGCACAAACACTAGATATTAGTTCTATAGCTGTTTCTTCGCAATTAGATATTAGTAGAGGAACAATACTTGCACATACTATAAGTGGAAGTGCTATTACAATTAATGCTAATGCTGTTAGTAGTGGTAATATTGTTAATATTAATATTAATAATACAAATATTACAGGAATAAATATTAATACAAGTCTAAATGGAAATGCTATTACTATTAATAATGTTAGAGTAGCAACTACACAACATATTAAAAATGCTATTCCAGTTGGATTAATTGTGGCATATAATTCTATTACTAATATACCATATGGATGGGCTCTATGTGCTGGACATCCCTATCCCGATTTAAGAGGTAGGTTTATATTAAATACTGGTTTATCTAATAGAGCTTTCCGTACTTCTGGTGGTGAAGAGAATGTGCTATTAACGACAGACCATCTACCACGCCATGAACATGATTATACCATAAACTATCTTCCTAATTGGCCGGCTTGGCAATCAACCGGTGGTGGTGTTACGTCTATTGATTGGGGCTCATACGAGAGTAATGATACCTTGTATACCACAGCTACGGGAGTGCAGTCTCCTTATCACAATAATATGCCCCCGTTTTACGTATTAGTATATATAATTAAAACAAATGACTATAATTTTGATTATTAATGGTACTTAATATTACTTCTATAATCATAATCATAAATATACACGGCTGAATATTTTGGCATTTAGCATATTGAATTAAAATAATTGGTTATTTTGCCATTATTATAATAGTTATAGTCTATAACTATTATAATAATAAGTATGTCAAATAGTGACTATAATAAAATTGTTAGCGCAATTAAGAGTGTTTCAGAAGACTATACTTATAGTCCTCCATCAAATAATTTAATATGTATTGATAGTTCTAACAATAGAATTGGTATTAATACACTAGAACCCAGATGTTCTTTACATATAAGTGGTGGAGATATAATAGTAAATAATATATATGCTGGGTATATAGGTTCGGCTATGATTACAACTAATTTAGGTGGTTCTATTAGTGTAACGAATGTAAATGCTAGCACTATTAATAGTACTATTGTCAATGTGTCTAATACATTAGATATTAGCAATGGACGTATTAAAGCAAACTATATTGATATAAGTAGCATATTAGACATTAGTAAAGGAAACATAATTAGTAAACATATTAGTAGTACTACTATAGACATTAGTAGCACATTAGATATTAGTAAAGGAAACATTATTAGTAATAAAATTAGTAGTGTTAACATTGACATTAGTAGCACACTAGATATTAGTAAGGGTCGCATTAAAGTACAAACTATAGATGTTAGCGTTATTAATGTTACTTCGCTATTAGATAGCAGTCAAGGACATATTAACGGTAAAACAATAGACGCCAGTTACATATCGCTAAGTGCCTTATTGGATATTAGTCAAGGGCGTATTAAAGCACAAACTATTGATGCTAGTTCTATTAATGTTAGTTCGCTATTGGATATTAGTCGGGGTCGCATTAAAGCACAAATTATAGATGTTAGTGTTATTAATGTTAGTTCGCTATTAGATAGCAGTCAAGGACACATTAAAGCACAAACTATTGATGTTAGTGCTATAGCTGTTACTTCGCTGTTGGATATTAGTCATGGTCACATTAAAGCACAAACACTAGATGCAAGTGCTATTATATTAAGTTCGTTATTAGATATTAGTAGAGGAACGCTACTTGCACATACTATAAGTGGAAGTGCTATTACAATTAATGCTAATGCTGTTAGTAGTGGTAATATTGTTAATATTAATATTAATGATAATAATACAAATATTAGAGGCATAAATATTAATACAAGTCTAAATGGAAATGCTATTACTATTAATAATGTTAGAATAGCAACTACACAACATCTTTATAATGCTTTTCCCGATGGAGTAATTGTAGCATATAATTCTACTACTCTACCATATGGATGGGCTCTATGTGATGGTGGTGGAAATCCTCCTAGACCAGATTTAAGAAGTAGGTTTATCTTGGGATACGGACATGGGTCAGGTTTAATGAATAGACTAATGGATGCTTATGGTGGCGAAGAGAGAGTTACATTAGACGCTACTCATATACCATCACATACACATAATAAATCGGCACAGGCTAGGATTGGTGGGGATGTTCAGTTTAATGACAGCGGAAGCACGGTGGCAGTTGCTGATGGCGTAGCTGAGACGGATCCACGCACCGCTGGTGTGAAGTATAGAGGAGATGGAGCCACACAAAGTCATGAAAACATGCCCCCTTTTTACGTATTAGTATATATGATAAAAACACGTAATCAGTTTGAATATAATGTGGTATAAGTGTGCCTTCATTCTCTGCTTATCAGAGAACTTATAATTCAGCTATAATACTGTGGAATGAACCCTCTAGTAATGGTGGTTCACCTATTATTGGATATAAAATAATATTTAATGGTGTATTATCACCTACAACTTTACCTAGTACACAAAGATCTGAAATAATTTCGCCGCTAAATGCTAATGCATGGCCTATACAGGAAGGTTCACAAGTTATTTCATATTCATTAGGAGTAGTAGCAATTAATGGAGTTGGTAATTCATCAATAAATAATGTTACAACAGTTACTTTATATGACTAACGTGTACCAAATCTTGTAATTCAATATTTAGCATTTAGCATATTAAATACAACTATTTCTTATACAACTATTTCTTATACAACTATTTCTTATACAAATATTTCTATTTACTATTTCTATTTAAAGATTTAATAACTATTTAACTAAAATAGTTATGTTATCTAATGATTGTGGGGACAATAATGTTTTAACAATAAAAACAGTCCAAATTGCGCCATTTCGCATTTTAATGGCTGCACTAAAGGACATTTTATTGGAAACAAATATTATTTTTACGAAGCAAGGTATTAAAATTATAAATATGGATAAAACACATACAATTTTGGTTCATTTGTTTTTAAAAGCCGAAAACTTTGAATTTTATGAGTGTAAGCATGAGAAAATTATTGTGGGCGTTAATATATTACATTTGTTTAAATTGATTACTGCCATTGATAACGACGACACGCTCACAATTTATATTGAAAATGACGACTATAATGAAGGTATTGTTACAGAATTAGGTTTAAAATTTGAAAATGGAACTATTAAGCAATCTAAAATACAAAAATTAAAGTTGATTGAGCCAGAGCAAGATGAACTAGAAATCCCAAATATTGAGTTTTCGTCTGTTATTAATATGCCGTCTAATGATTTCCAAAAAATTATTAGAGATTTGGCTAATATTTCGGAAAAAATAGAAATAAAATCGGTTGAAAACGAGTTGATTTTCAAATGTGCCGGACAATTTGCCAAAGCTGAAATAAGGCGAAGCGAAAATAATACAAATATGCAAATGATAAATAAACAGCACAATAAAATTATTCAGGGCGAATATTCTCTCAAAAATTTGGTTTATTTTATAAAATGTACTAATTTATGTAATCAAATTGAAATTTACTTAGAAAACAATAGGCCATTAATTGTTAAATATAATGTGGCTTCCCTTGGAGAAATCAAATTATGTTTATCGCCATTACCATCGTCTGGGTCTGGTTAATTTTATTGTTTATGAGCTTTAAATACACATACTTGTTGTTCTATTGGGAAAAAACTATGAATAGCAAATGGGTCTTTATTAACGGCAAAATCTAACGACTTAAGAATTTTTTTGTCTTTCATCCATATTTTGATAATACAAAAGTTCTTTTTTGGGCTTACTGAAACACCATTAATATTATTTGTAATTGCTTCATCTTCAATAAAACTAGCACCTATTATTTTATACACAATAATTTTGAATAATGCAACAATATCAGTATTACTTATTTTATAAGAAAAATAACCACCATTTATATTGTCTTCTGACTCCCATAATGGTAAAACGTCTTCTTTCATAAAAAAAAGCATGGATTTTTTTATTAACGCTTCGTTTAAATTTTCAACAAATAACACTAGTTCTTGTAAATCAGTAATTTGTGTTATTTTTTTATAGCCATTAATAGTCCAATCATTATCATTTTGATAATGTATCCAACATGACCATAAATTGTTTAATTTATACATATTATATATATTAATTATATTACTAACTACATTTTATTATGTTTTTTATATATATATTAAAACTTTTTTTAAACTTGATAAAAAACTTTTAAAAAAAGTTTCGACAAAAACTCGACAAAAACTTGATAAGAAACTTTTAAAAAAAGTTTTGACAAAAACTTGACAAAAACTTGATAAGAAACTTTTAAAAAAAGTTTCGACAAAAACTCGACAAAAACTTGATAAGAAACTTTTAAAAAAAGTTTCGACAAAAACTCGATAAATAAAATTGATTATTAACTAATAAATTTATTAGTTAATAATTAAAATAATTAGAACAAAGCGATAAAGTATGAACCATGAAAGTATGAACCATGAAAGTATGAACCATGAAAGTATGAACCATGAAAGTATGAACAAAGAAAGTATGAACCATGAAAGTATGAACAAAGAAAGTATGAACAAAGAAAGTATGAACCATGAAAGTAAGAATTTAAATGCTATGCCTTATGATATTATAAGGCATATATTATATTATGTAGGCGGGGATAATAAATCCTTAATTAATTTAAAACTCACTTCCATGTTTATGAATAGAGAGATTACAAGCTTTACAGTTGCTAAGCAAATGTTGTTAACAAAACTAGGGCGTTATGAAGACCTGTTTAAGTGTGTAAATGTAGATTGTTATGAAGACACTTATGAAGTCTTTACACATTTACATAATTATGGCTATAGACGTTATATTCATAAGTGGCAAGAAGCATTAAATGAGACAACAATAGTAGTAAATAAGAAAGCATATAAAATAAAAAATCCATATTGTTGTGAATGTTTAAAAAAACATATATTAGTAGGAACTAGAGAGAATGTAATAGAGAATTATGACCTTGATAGTCAAGTAAATATTGTTTATACTTGACCTCGCTTCTTTATATTGTTTTTTTAAATTGTTTATTGTTTATTGTTTGTTATGTCAAGTTCGTGCCACACATGTTCCTGTTGCTTGATTTCGTATTGTTCCACTTTGACAACTATTAACACATTGTCCTGTTGAGTCTGGTTCCTTACCGGGTTGACACAATTCATAACATATTAAACCTGTTCGTGCTTTAAATTTTGTAGGAGTTTCATTTGCGGGACATATTTCATTATTTTGTGCGGTTTGTCCTCCGCTTAATATGCGTTGGGCTGTTGCTCTATTTCGTGCTTGTTGTAGATTATTTAAATTATAATAATCATAACTTATACTATTAACACCTGTACTAGCACTTGTGCCATTCCAAGTTGCTTGTTCGGCGGCAGATAATCTATTCCATAGCCGTTCAATTTCAATATCTATTTTGGTATTATCAACATTACTAGCTGTTCCGTATAACTGTGTCTTTACACTATTATATTTACTTTCTTTAAACTTCAAAAAACCATTTAACCTATAAGTACTATTATAGCGTGTTCCATATTTGACATGGTCACCCGATATAGTCTCTCCTTCGCGCAACAAAATAGAAGTGCCGTAAGTAAAAGGAGCCATTGGCAAGCCTAAAAAGGAATTGTTTGGCAATAATGTGTTTCCGGTCAAATTTACTATATAATTATTATATAAGTCATTATTGTATTTTGCTTTATTTGAAAATATTGAATTATATAGTCTAGAATTTACAATATCTTTAACAAATGACTGCTCTGCTAATCTATTTACTATACTATTAACAATAAAATATTTTGTTGGATTGTTAGATAAGTCATAAGTATTGCGCGATAAATCAAATGTTATATCTACTTTATCATAAAAATCTTTGCGAAGACTATCTCTGTCTATTCTATTTTCATTTCTAAACTTATCATATAAATAAGAATATTGTTGTTGGCTTAATAATTCAGTGTCTGTTATATCAAATTTATTTAAGCTCACATCGCGCGCACTATTTAAATTCTGTCTTAAATCTTTTTCATCAGGATCTAATCCAAAAACTCGCAATAATAATGTGGATATTAACGTCATCATTATTATAGGAATAAAAACAAGGACCCACGCAATTACTGTGAAACCTAAACTACATAAAATATTTATTATTAGTGTAAATATAATCATAACTACAAATTTTAGAAAAGCACTATTAAAAACACCGGCATAAATATCAATAAAAATTTGAATTAGCGAAAAACCTATATAAACTAACGCTGGCCCACAAAGTCCTAATAATAGCATTATAATATTATATTATAATATTATAATATAATGTTAGAAACTTAGTTAGTTTATTTTACTTATTTTAGTTTTTATTTTTTATTCAAAATGTCAATTAAAAGATTTAATTTGTCAATTGTATTTTTACAACTAGCTAGTTCTTTTTCTAAAACTAGAACCTTATTGGTGTTTTCTATGCATGTTTGAATACTTTTGTCTTGGCTTTGCTTAGTGCTTTGCTTATCACTATGACCCGTTTCTTCATCACTATGATCCGTTCCGTCATCACTATGAACCGTTCCTTCATCCTTTTCTTTAGTTTCATACTCTCTCTTAATACTTGTTACTTCTTGTTCTAATTTAGTTAGCAAGTTATTCTTTTCTTCATACTCTCTCTTAATACTTGTTACTTCTTGTTCTAAATTATTTATTATACTATTTTTTTCTTGTACTACCTTTGAAAAGTGCTGCCTCTCTTCTTCCAATTGTAGTTTATATTTATTTGAATTAGCATTTGAATTTGGATTGTCATATGTATTATCTACATTTTCATAATCATCCAGTTTGCCTTGTAATTTAGCTAGTTCATTATCTTTTTCTTGTAATAATCTAATAAACTGTTGTAGTTGTTCTTGTTGCTTTCTCATTATATCAACCACTTGTTCATTACTTAATGGTATTTGTTTTCCATCTTGACTTAAAATAATTTGTCCTTGACCTTGATTTTGCTGCTCTAATGCCATTTTTCTTCGTTCTTCATCTATTTCTTTAATTTGTTGTATTACATCTGGTTTATGTACTGGATCACCTGGATAATAGTTTTGTAACAACCCTTCTAATCTCTCCATATAAAACTCTTTTAAGTCTTTATCTTTTATGAATTCGTCTACACTGCGATGAGATGTTTTTTGAAACTGATTTTCACCCGTTTCTAATAGTCTTTTTTTATCAAATGTATTATGAATATGTGAAAATACTAAGATGGTTTTTTTTGGTTCTAATTGAACGAACGGGACGCTATAATCTTTCAAAAAAGCTTTTTCTTCGGCTAAAGCGGCATGGTCATCGTATTTATGATCTTTTAATAATTCACGCTTAAACGCAAATGTTCCGGCAGTTGCGTGAGATGGACTATATGGACCAAATTGAAACATTTTTTGTATATGCTTAAACCAAATATATATTTCACTCGCGCCCGCACATAAAGCATTTGGGTGTGTTACTAACATATTAACAGCATGCGATACTCTTTCAGGTGGATAATAATCATCATCATCCATATATACTATTATATCGCCTTTGGATTTTGAATGCATAAGATTTCTTTTTTTTCCTAATGGCATTTTCTGGCTATAATAAAAATATTTTACTTGTTCTATATTACATACTAAATCTTCTATTTTGTCTGTGCCATCATCTATAATAATCCATTCCATTTTATCTTTTGGATAATCTTGATGATTAAAGCATTTAATTGTATATTCCCAAAAAGGGCGTCTATTAAATGTTGGAGTGCATATACTTACAAATGGTAGGTCGCATTGTTTTTTATCCTTATTTTTTTTACCCATTTGCTATAGTAATAGCAATATTATTAGTATTGGTTTTAAATAAAAATAGTATATTATATTATATTTATACATCAATTTTTAGACATTAATTATTGATTATTAAGTATTGGTTTTTTTAGTATTGGTTTTTGTAATGTAATAAATATAAAAATAGTATATTATATTATATTTATACATCAATTTTTAGACATTAATTATTGATTATTAAGTATTGGTTTTTGTAATGTACTATTTTTTAAACACTTAGTAAAGTTATTAATTTGTATAGTACTAATAAGCCTAATATACCACCTATAACACCAACACTTGCTGGATGTAACACTTTTACACCAGCAAGAACTACAATCATACAAAATAATAATGTTAATATGTTACCATGACTCTTAATTATTTTTAATAATTCTGGATAATCTTTAAACGGCACATAAAAGAACCCTATAATAACATAAAAATGTAAGTAAAAGAGCGCAAGTATATTACCTAATAACGCTATAAATATTGAGTATATTACTATTGTTATTACTAAACACGTCCATAGTATAGACGAAAGTAGAATTAAAACCATAACAGCAATTAAAAATGCAATACTAATTAAAAACATATAAAAACGAAATTGTGTAAAAAATAAAGATGCTATGACATAAAAAACGATGTATTGCAGCCCGTCAGTTGATTTGCTGTAAGCTTCATTAACTTCATTGCAACTTACGTTTAGTGTAAAAAAAGGATCAATAAGTTTCTCTGGGTGATACCAAAATTGACTCAAATACCAATAATACTTGCGAGGAAAACCAACGTCCCTTTCAGTATTACCGTCTTTACAAAGACAAAAAAGGTCGAACCTAAAAAAATTTTTAAATTTGTTTGCAATATCTGGGCTCCAACAACTCCATTCCATTTTAGATCTTCGAATTGGAAAAAACCAGTCTAAATCTTCTTCATGTTCTATATTAAAATTTTTTCTGTCGTCTATTCTATATAGCTTATCTTTGTCTCTGTCGTTATTTTCACCTACTAAATTTATCTTTAAATTAAATATAAACGAATCTATTATCCAATACCAATCCCATGGTTTGTATAACCGTTCAGTAAAACTTTCAATATTCATTTCAGTGTTCGTTTCTTCTTTTGAAACCTGGTTTGCTCTTTCCGTTTTACACGCTGTATATGACCCTCTTCTGTATCCAACAAATGTCAACATCATTATAAAGAAACTAAATAAACTAGGAATCCATATTGTAAAAACTATTATTAAAGATAATAAAAATAAGCTTGAAGCATTCAAGTAAGGCAGTTTTACAATGTATCTATCTGTTAAAGTGCCATATATTCCCATAAAAACAAATATAAAAATTAGACCACTCATAAATTGAGCCAATTTACTAGGGTCTTTATTGTAAATATAAGAGCCTATTTTATTAACCCAACCTATTAATCCCAACATAAACATTCTTGAAAATATTATGCAATAAAAAAATCCTAATAATAAGGATCGTGCTGGTATTTTTACAAGCTCACTTAAAGCAAAACTTTTGCTAGTATCTTTAGTCGACCCATTATAATCTTTATTATTATTTAATAACGTTATTAAATTATATGGAAAAGTGTCATACCATTCTAAGCCAGGTCCACTTGAAGTTGGTGCTGTATTCCCGCGTGGACACATGGGATTTGATTGAGGTCTAGATTTTGATACGGACTGTTTTGATTCGTGGTTACCTACTTTATAAGGTGATTCATATAATGTTGTTTTTATACCGTCTATGGCGCAGCCACCATAAATAATCCAATATTCATAACAAGCTGCAACTAATACCATAATTATAAAAATAATTATATCCATTAATACTTTTGTTAATAAATCCATAATGTTTACTTTTTTTTTTCGTATTGGCGTTGTATAACATATTTTGCGTTGTCCTTTTGATGATTCAGTACCATTAAAATAACGAAGTCCCATATAATAATTATTTTCTTCAGTGGCATCAACATTCGCAATATCATAACAATTTGTTGCGCTACTATCTAATACACAACAGCCGTTTGTGCTATATAAATATTGGTCTCCGTCGCCGGTTTTAAACAGTTCTGACGTACATATTTTTCTATTACTAAGGTCAGTTACTACTGGCTCACCATATACATTAGTAAATGAAACATCTGTAGATGTTTTAGGACAACCGTCGGTTTTTGAGCCTTGTAATAAAGGGCTATCACTATAAAGTGGGTCAATAGGCATGAATACTAATATAACATATTATAATATTTTGAAAATACTTAAACATATTTATAATTAAAATAATAAATATGACTGAAAATATTTATCTCTGTAAATTTGAATCAATGGATAAATATTATGATTTTAAAGATGTATTAATTCTTCCTAAAAAATCAAATTTAAATAGCAGAAAAGATGTTGTGCTTGAAAAAACCATTGTTTTTCAAAACGGAGTCATGTGGACTGGCATACCTATTATAGCAGCAAATATGACAACTATTGGAACATTAGAGTTATATAAAGTGTTAAGCAGTTATAAAATTATTACTGCTCTTCATAAATTTCATAAGCTACAAGATTTAGTGGCTTATAATAAAATAAACCCCGATTCAAAATTAAATCCCGATTATTTTATGATTTCTACAGGAATTAGTAGCGACGATTATAAAAATTTAACACACATTTTGGATAATTTTGAGTGTAAATTTATTTGTGTCGATATTGCTAATGGCTACATCGCTAACTTTAACGACTTTTGTAAAGTATTAAGAAGTGAGTATCCTGAAAAGATTATTGTAGCAGGTAATGTATGCACGGCTGAAGGATTAGAGTTATTAACTGATTTAGAAATTGACATTATTAAAGTTGGTATAGGTGGGGGTAGTGCATGTACTACTCGAATTCAAACAGGAATTGGGATGCCACAACTTAGTTGTATATTAGAATGCGTTCAAGCATGTAAAGAGAGTAATCGCATTAACTCATTAATAAACTATGACTATGACCAACATAAGCTAAACAAATCATTTGTATTAAGTGATGGTGGTATTACTTGTCCGGGTGATTTGGCAAAAGCGTTTGGTGCTGGTGCTGATTTTGTAATGATTGGTGGAGCATTTGCAGGGCATGATGAGAACCCTGGCGAAATTGTGTGTGATGAAAAAACTGGAAAACGTTATAAAAGTTTTTATGGTATGAGTTCAAGTTATGCTATGAAAAATAATTACTCGGCAAATAATAATACTAATTATAGAAGCTCAGAAGGGCGAGAACTTAAAGTTGAGTATAAGGGTCCGTTAAAAAATAGTATTGACAATTATTTAGGAGGTTTGAGAAGTGCGTGTACATATACTAATAGTGCTAATTTAGAAGACTTGGCAATTAATACTAAATTTATTATTGTTAATAATCAATATAATTCACATTTATTATAATCTTATAATATAGTAAATGGGCGATGCTAAAGCGAAAATAGAATCTTTATCAAAAGAGCCAACAGGATCTTCATCAACGTCTTTTAGGATACGTAAGAGAACACAAGACGAACAGAGAGCTTACGCAGAAACAGCAAGAAACAGTATAGTGGATAAGAATAAGAAAACACTAGTAAACATCGCATTAGGAGAGTTGTACAAAGCAACAAAGAACGCTCCAATAGGAACACCTAGTATTAGTGATAGATATGCATTGAAAACAAGTGAATTTGAACAAGGCTCAGGACCACCACGACTAGTAAAAAATCCATCAAAGATAAAAATGCCTGTCCCTGCAAGATACCATCGTATATTTCCAGGATCAACACACGTAGAAGGAATGCAACCAGCATTTCCACCATCTAATTCCACTATGTCTATACCTGAGTTTGAAGACCCCTTTGTATCAATAGCGAAGTATAATCTAGCTCTTGCAAAAATCCCCTCTAGGTTACATTTTAAACCAGCTGATGAGGAAGTGGAAAAAAAATTTAAAAAGAATGTCTTTTATTATAAAAAAACTAGTCATAAGGCCGAAACAAAGTTAGCAACAAAAATTGACTATATTGATACTTATCTTCAATTCTTACATAGTATGAAGAAGTTTATTCTAGGTGTGGATTATACAAATTTCTATATGAAATTTGTAACGGATGAAAGATTTAAGGGTTACAGTAGAAAGATGTGCTTATTGTATGCTAATTTGTTATTACGCAATATAGTTAAAGACATTGAAGATAAGACCAAAAAATCAGTATCAATTATTATGTGTGGACAAAATCATTTTTCAAGTGAAGAATTTTATGATTCATTAGACTATTTCTTTCATGAATTTGGTGAGGGTTTTCGTAAGTTTGAACCAAGCCGCGAAAATATACTAATCCTATTAGGACATAATGGGTCATCTGAGGACGACTCTTATTTAGCACAAATAGTAGTAAACATACTTACCAATCCTATAATATATGGAAGGCCTTCTGAAGTGTTAGGTATTCTTAGTGAGGACCAAATGGCTGACTTTGAAATATATAATCAAAAATTAGATTCCGATGAGGTGGCTAATGGAAGTACTGGATTACGAGAAAGTTTGACAGGAAAAAACGTAACTATAATTGATAAGGATGAAATAGAAGAATATATTAAGAAGTTTCCACCGGGCATTATGTTTGATAAATTACAAATAATGGCTGTTACGCCTTCTTCTAGTCGTGTTTCTTCGACACATACACCTCTTGTGCCTCCGCCTATATCTACACATTTGGGACAACCGCATCATGCGCCACCGCCTATATCTACTTCGGCACAATTGCGTCCGCCTTCGGGACCTTTTTCTTTGCTACCACCACCACCACCATCTAAGCCATATTATATAAGACACGATAGAGAAAGAGAAAGAGACTATAGAGGAAGAGACGATAGAGGAGACTATAGAGGAAGAGACGATAGAGGAGACTATAGAGGAAGAGACGATAGAAGAAGAGACGATGGAAGATACGATAGAAGTGCGTCTAATCCTCCTGATAGTGGTCGTCCGTATCATTATGATAATTTTTCAAGACGTAGTGGGTATAGAGGTGGTACCATCAAATATAAAAAGTCATTACTAAATAAAAGAACTAGAAAAATATACAAAAAAAATTACTCACAAAAAATGAAAAAATATAGTAAAAACAAGAAAAATAAGACTTTAAGAAGAAAAAGAAGACTTTAAGAAAAAGAATACCTTAAGAAAAAGAAGACTTTAAATATAAATTTATATTACTTTGTAATAATAAGTAATATAAATAAGCATTATCAACTTTAAAACATATTATATTGTTGTTTTAGTTTTAAGTTCTTTTTATATAATTTATTTGTGCGAGCTTCTTTTAAATGTTTTGCCTACTCTTTTTAATACAGACAGTGATGCTTTTTTGGTTGAATTATATGCTGAATTAAAAGCTGATTTAAATGCTGATGTTCCCATATTAGCAATCATGCTTTTATAATTTTCTTGTATAGCATCATAATTATTTCTAATTATAGACATATATGCTTTATCTTGAATGGTCGCATTTTTTAACATAAGTGGTTTATCATTTATACCAAAACTAAACAAGTTAGATTTTGAAGCTCTTGAACCTCTTGAAGAACTTGAACCTCTTGAAGAACTTGAACCTCTTGAAGAAAGCTCTTCATAGTCTTCTTCTTTTGCATTATTAATGTTACTAAATTCTTCAAAAGTCATTGCCTTTAGCTTATTTATTAATGTAGATTCAACCAAAGTTTCCAATATATATTCTAGCTTTGGGGATAGTCCACGTGCTTTGCTTGCATTTGAATTTGAGCTCTTTTTGCGTCTTTTTTGCCCCCCTACAAATGTGGGGTCAACGTCATCATAATACTCAATAAGTGTTTCCATCTCTATTTCTCCTGAATCTTTTAGTTTTTGTTGTAGCTTATCAAGCTCAGTTGTGTTTATATCTTCTCTTTTCAAATCTATTAAAAAGAACCCCATTAATCCAATTATATAATCTTTGGCTTCGACGTCTTTAACATAATTATATAGTGCGTCTCTCTTTTCTCTAT